ACCCAAAATTGGCTTCATGCACATTTAACTCCCAATCCTTATCAAATCGAATCCACGCATCATACGCATCGACATCCTCTAATTCAATATCGGGATTGGCTTGTACTTTGTCGATGTGGGCAAACGCCACAGCCATCATCTTTTCTTTAAGTTCTTTATTCATTGTCCCACCACTCTAGGGAAGAACTTTGGGTTTGTCAACTCAAAAAAGAGGGGAGCGTCCAATAGGGACTTGTACTAAGGGGAATCTTCTTGACAGGAAGTTTATTAATATCCTTCATATTTGGTAATTTAGCTTTCCTTATTCGATGACTCCCATCCCCTAGGTTAATGGGAACATTATTTTCATCGACAATTAGTATGATAGGACAACTTAAATCTACGCTTTCTATTCGGGCTTTACTGGTTCTCTCAACTCTAGGAGATGCCTTAAAGGACGGAATTTTATCCACTTCCATTTCTTCAATCGGATAATCTTCGGCAAAATCAATTAGGTCTTGAACTATAAAATGAAAAGACCCATATTTGCAATTCTCAAATCCTGCCCTCATGGAAAGGCGTGACATTATTCCATTCCCCAATCTTTTCGCTTCTTCCGCTTTTCATCGTCAGAAAGATTATCCCACCACTCCCAATCAACATGAGTTTCTGCTCCAAAATATTCCTCCATAACATCTTCACCAAATTCTTCGACAGAACCACATGGCATCATGGATTGAATAAACTCAAGCACTTTCTTTCCCACTTCATCATGGACAGGAGAAAAGGTATAGGTGGTAAGGTCTTTGTCACTACCATAACCAAATTCAATAGTGATATGACAATCGTCAATCATATCCTCACGACCTGTTATTGGGCAACGCACCCCATGTTCATCACTTTCTGTCATAATTGATTCTCCGCTTTTTTAATTACATGGCTTTTATAATCAAGGTAAAACCCAATAGCTACTATCAAATTCATTCCTAGTGAAGCCACTACTTCTTTAATGTCATCATAGACATTGAGGGACAAATGGATATGACCCACCATCCAAAAAGGAATGGCGAGGTTCTGACTTATCCATATTAAAGTAAAATTAATAAAATTTTTCATTAAAGTAAAATACTAAGTATGAACCCACAAGTCTTTGCTAACTTGAGTTCGGGGAGTCGGAGAAAGGTAAAAACCTTTTGCCAACTAGCTTTAGAGAGAAAATAACTACGCGCTTTTTGGTATTTAGTTAAAAAGTTCATCCTTCTAACTACACTTACCAAGGATAACACGCCCTCTTGCCGTCTGCATCGGTTTGTCCACCGCTTAAAATCCAACTTCTAGTAAAGTTTACCGCATTTATTTGGCATTGAAGGATTTCGTTTTCTCTTAACGCCTCTGCGCCTTCACCTTCTTGCTTCATACTTTCATAAGCCTCGGCAACTTCATTACACAAGTCATGGACTTCGTTTCTAATATTGCGCTCTGTGCATTTATGTCCCTCCATAAACCCTGCATCATAATCATCCATTATTTCACTCATTGTTATTTGGCTCTATTTTATTTGCAATTAACTCCATTGCTTCTTCAAGTATTTCTCGTTGGGTGACTCTTTGGCTATTAGGGTCTTTATGAGAACTCAAAGTTCTTTGTAAGTGCCTAATAAGAACAATAGACTTAGTATATCCATCAAGCAAGCCTTTCTCATAGGCTAAATCTTCCTTTAACGCAACAATTCTATTAAGGTCATGCTGACCTTTTTTAAACCCTGCATCATAACCTTCTTGCCAATCGGGAGAGGTTCGTTGCTTAAACAAAGTTCCATCCTTATTTATTATTTCTTTACTCATTTATTTTAACCCTGTTAAGGCAGAGGAACTGCGGATTTTATCTCCAAGACCATCCACCATTTTGATGTTGTGTTTTTTCATTACTCGCGTTTCGGGTATTTCCCCCAAGCTTCGATCCCCCCCATTGGCAAAAATATCGGGCTTAATTGCTTCTAATGAGGCACAAACACTTCGGTCAGTATCAATAGCCAAAAAGACTTCATCAACAATCGCCAAAGCTTCAACAATTTTAACTCGATCAGCTTCGGGCATAAAGGCTTTACCCTTTTTTAGTTTACATTGATAATCGTTATTAACAATGACAATTAAATGATCGCCAAGCTCTTTTGCTAAAGTTAAATATTCCAAATGCCCAACATGAATGGGGTCAAAATATCCACTAACTGCTACTCTTGTCATTATTTCCTTTCGTAATCATCTTCGATTCTGACAATATCATCTTCACCGAAATAAGTTCCAGTTTGAACCTCGATTAAAATCATATCTTCAGTCTCGCTAGGGTTAGCCATACGATGCTTGTCTCCAAGTCCGATTAGAGCAGTTTCCCCTACCTCATAGTCTTTATCGACATCATTCTGAGTAACCCTAGCCACTCCTTGAACAACAGTCCAAGCTTCTTGCCTATGATGGTGATATTGATAACTTAATCTTTGTTTTGGTTTAACTACAATCCTTTTAACTTTACAGTATTTTGCATCAAGTAGGATTTCATAATGCCCCCAAGGGCGAATTGATTCATCGTCTTTCATATTATTTCCACAGTATTAAGATTATGGCTGTCACTATAATTAGCATCCAACCCCATGATATTCTATCTTCCATTATTTGAAAAAAGTTTAAACACAATTACAAACACCAATACTCCTGCGCATCCTGCACCTATGTCATCTAAATTAAAGTGTCTATTAGGGAAGATGGCTTGAGAGCCTTCCTCTACCAATAAAAGAGACATAACCCAAAAAGCTATGCGATTAGGACAAAAACGATGCCTAAAGACATAACATACCATCAAAGCTATTGCCCCCGCACCCCAAAAGTGAAGCATCTTATCGCCCCCTGCATAAACCTCAATAGTGGTAGCTATATCCCCACCAATACCAAAAGTTTTAAAGATAGAAAGGCAACCTAGCAGGAAAATAAGCCCTGCAAGTAATATTTGCACAATAAAGTTCATCTATTCCACCAGTTAGTGATTATATCATAACCAAAACACAATACAATAATAATTGCAATATAAAAAAATGGGTCATTAGTCATCATCTGTATTCTCGTTTAAGGTGCTTAAGAAAGCTTTATAATTATCTATTGCTTGAGCTATCCTCAATGAAGTATTTAAATTCGTGCTTCTCTCAAGATAGAGTTCTCCTTGAGTGATAGTTTGTTTGAGAGTCTCAATATAGGCTTTGTTTAACCCTCGCACTTTTTTAGGGTCATATTCGGTGAGCGTTTTAGCTAAATCTTCACGAATTAATGTCGCCCTCCTTATACCCTCTTTAAAGGCGAGAAGATGGGTACGAGCAGTAGACATACCTAAAAATACACTATTTAAAGCATCTCGCATACCTTCATGCCTTCCGTAGTTATTTGGCGCTTGCCATCTATTTCAATCAAATTTTTGTTTAATAAATATAATTCATGGTCGCGCTGAACCGCACTTTTACTCAATCCAAGTTTGGCAGAAAGCCCTGTGAGAGTGCATGAACCACAATTATTTAAGACTTCTAGAATTTGTTTTTCGGTATAAGTAATACCATAAGGTAAAATCCCTACGGCATCAGCCAACTCTTTTAAATCTGCTTTTCCAAAAATATTATTTTCTTTTGCTCCGCAATATAAAGTAATTTCCTTGGCTCTTTTAACTGCACTACGAGCATTGTTTCTGACCGTTTTTGCTACTGCCTCAATACAGCCTTGGGAAAAAATAATATCGGGAGCAGATAACTTAATAATTTCCCCAAGCTCCTGAGAAGTATAAGGTTCAAAGTCAATAGTTGTTAATCTATCCTTGAGAGGAGGAAATATTTTATCACTTTCCGTTGTCGCAAAAATAAAAGTTTGTTGCCTAAAATTAAATTCAAAGGTCATTTCGTTCCACTCAAAGCGTTTACGAGCATTCTTTTCCGTATTAAAGATAGTAAGAAATGCCATTGTAAGGTCTTTGGGGAGGGCATGAGCTTCGTCAAACAAGACGGTTATCTCATTATCTGAAATGATGGGCAAAAAGATTTGTTCAAAAAATTGTTCATTATTTTTAATTGTGGAACAATTAAGCTCAAGGAAAGTGCGTCTGTCTCCATCGCCATTATAAAGATTTTTACCAAATGCCTTCGCAAATTCGGTTTTCCCTAAACCCTTTGCTCCTACAAGATTCAAGAAGGGACACATTCCTGTTTTGTTGAAAGCGTTGAGGTAGAAAGATAATTTCTTTTTAACTGCGTGTTGACCAATAAGGTCGGGAAAATAGTCATGTTTAATCATTTAAATCAATAAGGTTAAAGGTTATTTTTTCTTCGGGAGTAACAGAGGTTTTATAAACTTTAGTAGGGGGAGTTTTGGGTTGGTTTTTAGGAGAAGTTAATTGGTGAGATTTACTTTGAAGCTTTTTAACTTTTGCATCTAAAGCTTTCTTAAACCACAATTTATTAACTTTAACTAAGTCCGTTGGAGCAAGATACTCCCCCAATTCCTCATAAGTTATCTCTAGGAAAGAGCTTCCTGTTGAGCCTTTGGGTCTACCTCGTTTAGCTGTCATACTTCTCGTTATAATAATTTTCAACTATCTCAATGGCTTTATCGCTCTTTTTTTTTAAATTATCTGTCCACCAAGACTGCTGACCCCCTTTTGCTAGGCGTATAACCTCCCAAAAAGCCATTTTAAACTCTTGGGCGGTATTACCCCCTGTTTCAGGGTAATTAGTCTTTAAATAGTCTCTATGGATGTCTTTAAGCTTATTGTATTCTTCTTCACCAACTAGAAACTCGGCAACTTCGTGAGGAATGCCCTTTACATCTTCTTCGTAACAAGACCCACCAGTATCACTAATGGTAGCATAGAAAGCGTTATCAGCAACTACATAAGTCAAAACGAAACAAATGCCTCGACTAACATTGCCGACAATATCACCCCTAAAATCAATATAATCGGGATTACCGCTCTCACTAGGTTCTAATCTAATTGTATTATCCATCTTGCAATTCTTTTATTCTGTTTTTAAGGACATAGATAGCTGTATGTAAATGACCACAGGCACTCGGCTTAATGCGAGACTTTAGAATCTCTATTTCTTCTTCAAGAATCTTTATGCGTAAATCTTGTTGCATCTTAAAGAAACTTGTGAAAGACAGGGAGAGCGGAGGGTAAGAACTTAGAAAGGTAGGCACAAAATTCAGCGACCTCGGATTGCGACCAGTTTTCTTCTTTAATTATTCTTCCGACTTCATTGCAATTACCATCATGCCACAAGTCAGTTAATTTAATATGTTCAGTATTCATTATTATTTATTAGTGTTATTATTGCGTTTGGAAAGGGCAAAATCCCTAACTTCTATCACAGCTTGACAGAACTCATCTATATTGTCAAGCGGAATATCCAAATGTTTCCAATAACTTTCGCCATCCCTAGTATGGGCGGTGATTTTTACTGAACCATCGACATCGGAGTCGTTGTACTTGCCACAATTACTAATAGTGACACCACCAAGCCTAGCACAGTCTTTTGAACTTGACCACCATGTGTACTTGCGCTGTTCGGACTTTTTTCGTCCTTTTGCCCACACGATGGGTTTGTGAATAATCTTGTTATTTGTCATAATACCCTCAATCATGCACAGATAAGAGGGCGTGTCAACAAAAAAAGGAAGTGAAGCTCCTCAGTTTCGCTCTACTTCACATTAGGAGGGGAATAAAAGAGGTATAAAACATTATACATTAGTATTTAAGTTTCGCTCTACTTAATTAAAAATGGTCGGGACGGATTTCGCTCTGAAGAACTGGATGCGAACCAGATTTCGCTCTAATAAGAAAGAAGATGCCTATTAATATAATCTCAAGGCTTTGAGTTCCCCCTGCGAACTAGGGAAGAACATTAAAATTTTTAAAGAACTGTTAGTTAAGGGCGTCCCTGCGTTTCGCTCTACTTCTGGATGATGGGGTTTCACTCACCTTTACAAGCAAGGCGGGCTAGTTTAGCTCCCCTCCGTGAAGGAGATGCGTATTGATGTAATCGCAACGCTTTTAATTCCCCCTGCGAATTAGGGAAGAATATTTATAAAATTTTAAAGAACAGTTATTTAAGGGCGTCCCTGCTTACGGTTTCGCTCTACTTCAAATTCAGAGGAGTGCAAAACGAAACGAGTTTTTCGCCTTGCTTGTTTCAGGTTTCGCTCTACTTCAAATTCAGAGGAGTGCAAAACAAAGAAGTGGCAGATTGGCGGCATCTTTTAGTTTCGCTCTACTTCAAATTAGGAGGGGTGCGAAACTATTACAGCCGAATTAACTGACCGACTAACGTTTCGCTCTACTTCAAATTAGGAGGGGTGCGAAACCGTCAGGGCTTTCATGCCGCTAAAGGGGTTGAATTTCGCTCACCAAAACCCGTGGGAACTCTAATTTCACTCCCCTCGGTGAAGGAGATGTCTTTTGATGCAATCTCAAGACTTTTAGTTCCCCCTGCGAACTAGGGAAGAACTTTAAACTGTAAAGAACATTAACCGAAAACCGCTTTTTTTATGTTTTGGGCGGCATTTTGGTCACGCTCATGGTGTGTTCCACATTCGGGACACTCCCACTCGCGGTCAGTTAAGGACAATTCACTATTCCTGTAACCACAGCAAGAACAGTCTTGAGTGGTATAAGCAGGGGGAACTGCCTCAACTACATTACCCCTAAGCTCAGACTTATATGTTAATTGATTTTTAATATCATATATTCCTGCTTCAAGGGATTTTTTATTAATTGCTTGTTTTTGTTTATTAAAAAGTTTTTTATCTTTTTGGGTATTACCAACCATCTCTTTTACTTTATAATCTTCAAAAGCAATGCCATCGTAATTATTTGTTATTTGATGGGTGAAATTATGGATGGCATCTTTGTGTTGGCGTGTTTGTTGGCGCTTAAGTTTACCCAATCTCTTGAGAAGTTTACGCCAATTATTTGAGCCGCGCTCCTTCAAAGACAGTTGTTGTTGAACTCGCAGAATACGATCCTCAAGTTTTTTATCCTTGGGGAAATTATATTTATTGTTTTGGTCGTCTATTACATTATCCTTAATCCCGAAATCCAACCCAATAGTTTTAGTTGGCTTTTCCACAACAGGAGGTATTTTATTTGGGTCAAGAGCAATAGTAATACAGAGGTAAAACTCATTACCCTCTTTTGAGAGTGAAACCGTTTTCATTTTACCCCCTTCGGGGATGGGGCGGTGCATCACAAGCCTCATCGGCTCTTTTATCCCCGCTATTTTATTAAGTCGGCTGTGGGTTGGGCGCTCTTCATTTATAGTGATTGAATACTCGCCTTCTATTGGTTCACCCTCTGCATCTACAGTATTGGAGGTACTGATAAAACCCCCATCACAAAAATGAGTGGGATGAACAGGGAGGCGATTACCGCTTTCTTCTGCAAAATATTTTACACCTTTACCTTTAGTATACCAGCTAGACTTAACTTTGGGGGCAACATGGTTTAGACACCTAGCTGACACCTTATTTAAAATCTCGTACCCCCAACATTCGCCCTCATCGTTCATGTAGCGGTTTGCTTTGAGGGATTTGTTTATTATCCTTGTTTCTCCCGTTTTAAGTTTCTTTACTTTCTTATATTTGAACTCGGGCAAATTATCCAAGCCCTCTTTTTTGGTGCGCCATTGGGAGATTAATTTATTCATGGCGGTGAAGTTTGGTGCGCCCTTGGCACTCTGAAACTCGGGGTAGTTCTCTATATCCCCCGCAATCCTGACGAATTCATTCACTACAATCTGAACAGCCTTCATTGCCTCGGTAACTTGGGCATACCACTCAGTTTCCTCAATCTTTTGACTACGAGTGAGGGGGAGGAGTCTATATTTATAAGTTATAGTTTTCATTTTTAAAAGTCCATGTCGAATGCCTCGGGTAGTCTTGAGGTCTCCGTGGAAGGTAGAATTTCGCTCTTTCCTTAAGTTAAAGTTCAGCCTTGCCTAGTTTCGCTATTAAAGTGTGGCGTCATCGTACATATTTCGCTCTGTTAAAGCAACAATTGGATCATGTTTCGCAACCCAAGAGCTTAGCTCAGCTGGTGTTTCGCCTTGGAAGTAATACTCTCCACCTCGTTTCACTTTAGAAAAGATGCTCTTTGATGCAATCTCGGAGCTTTGGATTCCCCCTGCGAACTAGGGAAGAATTTTAAATTATTTAAAGAACTGTAATACATTATCTCATAAACCGTGTTAAAAGTCAAGGTTTTTTATTCTTTATGTCTCGTATTTGGACAAGTTACATCGTGTATCCACACAGAGAGCCGACTAGCCCCCAGAGGGTTAAATAAATAAACAGCCCAATAAGCCATTTCAGCAAAGGAATGACCAAAAACATTGTGAATGAACCAATTTTTATAAAGTTTTTTCATAAGTAAGAGCATCCTTTATTTTGTTCACAGCCGTTTGTGAATCAGTAAGAATGTGTTCTCCATTAATTAAGACGATCTTCCAAGTCCCATAATTTCTACGCTTTCTAATATAAACCACATGATCGCTATTTATATAATAAAACTGTTCGGTATTATCTACTACTTCTATAATCATAGTTATTTAGAGTATCCAACTCGTTTAAAAGTTTTTTTGCGCGTTGTATTAAGCGAAATTTTTCTGTATTTATATTATTTGCCGTGGTCTGTAGTTGCTCCGCTATTTCTTTGACCGTTAAGCCATCACAGATAAGAGAAAATATTTTTTGTTGTTTTTTAGTGAGCCTACCTAAAATTTTAAGACGGAGCCAACGCCTTTCCTCCGTAACCACTGGAGCAAAAGGAATGTAAGACAAAAACGGCTCACTCGCCTCGTTCTCCGCGCTGTTATAAAAATTAATGGATACATGAGTGGGGGTTTTTTTATGTTTTTTAAAATAATTTAATATTTGATACTTGGCTATTCCTATTATCCATGCTTCAAAACATCTCCCCTCCTCAAAAACCTCTTCTTTATTTAACGCAACTTCATTCACACTTTGAACTATATCCAAAGCGTCTGCCTCATTGAAAACTTTAGACTTAACAAATGCTTTTAATTGAGGCTGATTTTGTTTAAGCTGAGTTCCATAAGACATTAAAAGGGAGCATACTGAGGTTTCGTAGCTTTTACCTTCCCAACTTTAGCTTTAGGGGATTTAGCTTGTTGTTTGGATTTTTTAGGGATTTTGGGGGAAGCAGAAGGATTTCTAAATTGATACTGACTCAACACTAATTTATTTGTACCATATACATCATCGAGAGCAAGCTCCAAGGTTTCGAGTGCATAACGAGAGTGAGTCATGGAGCCGTAGTGTCTAGAGTTATCTAGTTTTCTGAAGATATTAAGTAAAAAATCTTTGGCATCAGCATAATTTCCTATATTGGCGAGATCAAGAGACTCCTTCCAGAATCTATAACTACTGCGTTGGCGATAACGCTTCTTTATTTGAATCTCTACCTTTCGTTTTTGAACGCTGTCAGGAGGAGAGAAATCCAACTCCGTTTGAATGGATTCAAAAACCTTTTCGGGAATACGATACCCACCGCCTTCCACGGGCTCGGCTTGTAAATAAGTTAAGTTAAGGAGATTCTGAAACCTGCGCAAAATCTTATTTTTATTCATCTCGCCAGTCATGCGAGCCCCTGCCATTGTCATACTGCTCATTATTTTTCTTTATGTATTATTTTAAAAACTAAATTACTATACTCGTCTTTGGATATAATCATGCCTATTTTCGAATAACCTTCAGAGTAAAATATTTCATCTAAAAATTCTGCTATATGAAGGGACTGAGGGTTAGAGTCGGAAGAAGTCGGAAAAGAGGGAGGGGGAGGCTGAAGGTTGCTCGAAAAAATAGATTTCAAAAACTCTTTAGCTTGCTCATCAGAAATTCTTAAAGGAGAACTAGGCTCCCACCCTTCCTTAAAGGCTATCACTGTTTATCTTCTTTGACAATGGATTTATCGTCAACACGAGGAAATTGCGGAACAACAGGAACTGGCTCCCCTTGTCGCTCAAGAAGAGTATCGATTATACCAAGGTAGGCTTCATCAATGCTTTCCCCCGTGTCCAAAGCATCCATCAACATTTCCATTACATAATTGGAGTCTACTAGCGTATCTAATTCAGTTTGAAGCTCAGTATTTTGATTTAGGAGGCGTGGCACCATTTTGCGCAATGAGACAAGCTCCTTCATAATACCCTCCGACACCGTAAGAATATCCGCCTCTTCTATGTTTTGGCCAATGGCGGCATGATAGCCTTCGGTATAATCATAAAGAGATTCTCCTCTCGCTAGCGCTACGCCAGCTTGAGTCTTTCCCGCCTCAAATCCTTGAGAATAGGACTCGGCCCTTACTACTGCAAGCTGACTGCTGAAGTCGTTTATTTGCGCGTTTTGAATATTTGTTTCCACCGCATAACTTTGCAGAAGAGTTTGCAAATTTTTATTATTATCCTGCTGGCTTTGAATATTATCCTGCTGGCTTTGAAACATGAACCCACCGAGAATAATGGCGGCAATCCATAGGTATCTTTCAGTTATTTTCATGATTTAGTTTTTAGAGATTTAACTTTTTTCTTTTTTTTAAAAGTTTTTTTGACTACAGGTTTTTTTCCTAAATTCTCCATGAAACTTCCATCAAGAAGTTCCATCCATCCTACATGATCTTTCCATACAGGAATTAAAAAGTTTTCCACATGCAGATCCCACACGCTTTTTTCTGCCAATTTTTTACTCTTCTTCATATTGAGGGCTCCAGTAAATGTTAGAGAAAAGCACTAATTCAATACCTTCAGGGGTTTCTACATCAATTCCAATAGGCTCCCCTTCGGGAACGGGACTGTCATCGACGGCGTAAAAGAATTCGTCTTCCTCTCCTGCATACATAATATCGTCAACGGTGGTTTTCATTACTATATCTTTATGGGTTAAGGGTGGAGCAATAACCTTAGTGTAGCCCCTTGGGCGACGGAGATGCTTCATATTTGGCTTCATTGTCTTCATTGTCTTCAAATTCGAGGGATTGTTGTAAATCTTTTACTGCTTCACTTTCCAATTCTGGCAAGGTTAGCACAGGAGATGACTCTTTGTCAACTATTTTTTTCGTTCTAAGCCAATTCCGTTGAGCTATGCGTATTACAAATCGCATAAATGCGAATGAGTAGACTTTGTTTAGCTTTACTTCATTGCCCTCTTTATCTTTAATAGTAAAGTTTTTAGTGACCTCGTCATAAGAGAACTGAGCAAATTTTAAAGATTTATTTATTTTCATTTAAACATTCCTTGAGGAATTTTTCAGCTTCACTAAAAGCTTCAGGGTGATATTTGCGACACCACCTTAAAACCCATTTTTCTATGGCGCGCTCTTGACAGAGAGTTATATCAAAATCTACCGTATAATTCATTTTTAACTCCACTATAGTACCATAGGGAGGCAAAAATGTCAAGGATTATTTTCGTAAAAACGCAATTCAGGATTGGGGTCCATTTCTTTTCCGTTGTTGTTGCGTCGATAGTGTTCTTTTATTAATTCTTGCATAAAAAAATAATATGCACCATAGTCCTTATTTTCCCCCGCCACTTTTATCTCGTGAACGAAAACTTCCGCCCAATCACGCCTGGAGTCATCAAATTTAGTGTCTACTGGTTGAGGGTCGTGAGTGGTTACACAACCACAGACCAACAACAGCGGCAGGAATCTGAGCACATAAGGATATACACATTATTTGGAAAACCCTCTACAAATCAAGGCTTTGGGGTTCAAACCATGCAGTACACAGCTCAGTTTTTAAGTCTTTTTGAACTTGAGTGCAACAGTACCCCGCCCCCACCATTCTTTCCACAAGGGGAGTAAAATATTTAACCTCTAACCGACATTTTAATTCTTCGACGAACTGCCCCTTCTCCCCTATAGCTTCTCGGAAATTTTGTTGGACAACCTTATCTATGATGACAGTTTCGCAAAATTCTTCACAAATTGATTTCGCAATACTCATTTTTTAACTCTCCAAATCTTGGACAATTTTTTTAACCTCTGTCATATCCACAGATTCATCGACTTGACCTTCGAGGCTACGGCGTTCTTCTAACACTTTTTCTTCCGTAAAACCGTAAAAGGTTATTTCATATAAAATATGAGCGGCAGTTTCATTTATATTAAAAATAAACGGCTCCTGTATTTGGGCATCAATAATCTCCGACCAAGGAGTGAGGTCAATCCCATAATCGGATTCTTCTTCAATATTATGCCAACAAATGTCGTCCAACTCATCCCCTGTTGTTCTTACTTTAATTTCCCACTCTTTATTAGGCGCAAACGGCTTTTGGAGCAACTCATTCATAACTTTTTGGTAAGAGCGCGCCATTTCATGGACTTCGTCATCTATATTTTTATAATAATATTCTTTGTATAGATGATTAAAGATCTCTTTGTGGTTTGTTTTTTTTAATAATTCCCGAAAAGTCATAATGGTTTGCCGTGAAGAGGGTTATTTCTACCCTTATCATAACTATTGGTCAACTCGTTTTCAAGCATTTTTATATAAATTGTTTGCGCATTTATAAGTTTATTTTGGTCTGCGATCTCATCTCGTTGATCCACAGCAAGTTGGAAAAGTCGCTCATTCTCCACCTCCTGCTGATAGAGGGTGTAGGTGAGCCACAAAAAGATAAAAAATAAAAAATAAATTAAACTACGATCTGCCACATAGCAATTTACACTATTTATTTCACAGATCTGGAATCAAAGGTAGAAAGCCCACAAAACATTGCCACACAAGCAGAAAAAATACAAGTTAAAGAGCCCGAATATAGCAGAAAGCCACCAATTATTAAATTTAAAATAGACAAAAAGTAAAGCAATTTACCTCTTAAATTTAGTTCTCCCCAAGAACGCATGCATTATATTACACCACCCTTTATTCTATAGCATAAACATAAGGGTTTTTATTGGGCTTGTCTGTCACGGTGTGGTATTTGAGACGCCTAACATCGGCTGTATTTAAAATATCTAAAACGACATTCAGAGACTTATCCATCTCCCTAAGGGATACCTGCGGCTCGTCTTCAACACTCAAACCTCCAAAAGAGTGCTGTATTTTATCGAAGATTCGTGTTTTTGTTATATTGACTGCCTGACGAGAGTTGTCGTACTTTTGCGCCAACTCCAACTCAGTCATTCCCTGAAGAAGCCCCTCAAAAACTTCTTTTTCATGATCAGTTAAAATATGAGAATATTTATTTATTATATTTTCAATTACTTTTACTTTAGCAACAGCATCAAATTCTTCTAACTCTTCATTGTCTTCCCCTGTATTTTCCGCCACAATGTCGAAGAGGCTTTTTTCCCCCTCATCGGTATAAAAGGTTCCATCGTGAAGCTTCTGATCTTTATTTATATAACGGATGGCCTGCCATTTAGTTAAATTGCGGGCATAGTTATAAGCCCACTTACCAAAATCGGCTTTAGTAAACTCATACCCGAATCTCTCAAAGAACTTATCTTTCGTGCTTAACAGTTGTTGATTTGTAACACTCACGACGTCATCCACCTTGATGTGGAGAGTGTTGGATAAATGTTTTCCAATAATACGTTTTAAGTCCTCTTGGTAATTAACTAAAAACTCTTCAAATCTACACTTCATGTTTTTCTATATCCTCTCTCCAACGTTTAAATGTGCGAGTATCTACCTTAAAAATTTTGGCAGCTTGGTGATCTAACTTACCCTCTTGGTAGTAAGCTTGCATAATTAAATGCTTGTTCTCTTTAATAAATTCAATCCTATTCTTGGTGCGAGTTTTGCGACACGAAGCAGCTTTGAGTCGCATAGAAATTTCTGAGGACCAAAATTCTTTTTCAAACTCGGGGTCTTCTTTAACAAAGCGCTTCATTAGCCTTATAAGATGGCTATTGGTAATCCCTAAGGCCTGCGCAGTCTCAGTGCGTTTATGGTCGTTCTCGCGCAACGCATCTATCACCCTCTCTTTCCAGTCGCCATAAAGCTTTGCTTTTTTAGCTTTCCATGTAGCGGTAATTTTTTTCTTCCATTTTTTATATTGAGGGGTCCCTTTTTTATTAGGAGGGGGTTTATGTCCCCTCTCACGTAAAGTATTAGCAAGTTTAGCTCGGGACTCTGGAGAGGCCATAGAATTGGGGGGCATAGGACGTGTTTTGGTAAGAGGAAACTCTTTTTTCCAGTCCACTTCAGGAAAGCGCTTAAGGGCGCGAAGGAAACTAGAGCGATTAGTCTTTGTACCATCAGCCGCCCAGTTTATATTTCCATGATATTTTTTCATTACCTTTTTTAAGTAATTCAACTCCATCTCCATATGCTCGGCATTACGCTTCGTAGAAAACCCTTTTCGTTGGGCGGAAGCCTTGCAGTAGGCGGAGCTGGCGCAAATTTTTCTTAATTCAGGACATAAAGGTTTAAAGGAGTCTTTAAGGTGCGTTTCTACTAGTTTATTACAGGCTTTTATTAATCGAGCTTTATGATCTGCAGAAACAGGGCGAGAGGGTACATTATATCTATTTAATTGCCCCTTGATTCGCTTTTTTTCGAACTTAAATACTTTATTCCAATCATTGGGGAAAGAAACGTTACGGATAGCCTCCCACTGAGAAATAGAGAGTTTTCTTCTTAAATCAGCAATGTGCCAACATTCATGCACCATTGAAGTGGAAACGCTGCGAATTTTTAGAAAATTTGCATCCTCCTTTAAACGCTCAATTAAAATCTTCTTAGCTAAGCCGGCAGAGCGTGCTTTAATGATGGTTTTAAAGTCGCGTTCTAAACCAGCCTTATAACATTCGGTATAACTTAAGCACCAATATTGATTGTGGGAAAACTTCTTTTTTCTCACATCCTTTTGCTTTATTTTAGATCGGGGTCTCTTATCCATATGCGGACTATTATTTCATAGAACAGCCCAAAAGTCAAGACTTTTTTTGGGGTTTCCAATTAATATTCTCATAATTATCTCTAAAGCGCGGGGATAAATTGCGGGGAGCATCCCCTTTACCGTTTTGACTCTTCGGCTTACAGGGGGTGCATTTGCCTTTTGTGCAAGATTTTTTCTTTTTTTTAGTCATTTCCATTTACAATAATTGGGGTTCTCTAAACGTTTTCTACGCATATAGTCTCTTTTTTGCGCCCTCCGCTTGTCGAGGTGCGTTTTATCATATTTCTTTTGGGCGCGCAACAACGCCTCCTTTCCTTTGTCCGTTTTCATGTATTTTTGTTGAGATTTATTTTTCATATATAGTCCACTGGCAGTTGAAAGTTTTTTAAAAAATTTTAAGGGGAAAAAAATTATACCCCAACTTATGGCGGTTACACAAAAAGGGGGCGTCCCGTAGGACACCCCCTTTGGTGTACAGAAGTAAAATTAATTACTTTTTCGGGCCGCAACAATCTTGCTTTTGCAAGAGTCCAACAAGGAGCAGAAGGGTGATGAGGCCAGCTAAGCTAGCTCCTTCCCCAACAAAACCATTGACAATCGCTTGAAGATTCCCAATAACATTCATTCCTGCTTCTTCACCGAAAACGACTTGTGAAAGCACAAGAAGTCCGATGACCGACGTTAACACTGTAAAGAGTCCTCCAATGGAAGACTTGATGGTTTGTACTACTTTATCCATGATAATATATAATGGGTTAAGGTTAGAATTTTACACTAAGACCCAAGCCGACAACTGATTCATTCTCAATAGAATCAGAGTCTACATAGGCTACGGAAGCATTTACGCTAGAATTTTCGCTGAGAGATTTACTCAAGGAAGCTCCCACCGTATAATAGTCGATGTTACTGCTAGTGGTAACATCGGTATTTCCATAAGACGCGCTCAAACCAAGAGTGGCAATTTCAAGATCGAGATCATGAGATACGCCAAGTTCAATAGCATAGAGTGCATCCTCGGTGTCACGGGCAATACTTAAAGTAGGATTAAGCAGCGTATTCACCGAAAGATCCGCAGTTACGTCAAGGGTAGCAACTCCCGCAACGAACTCCGTATGCTCAAGCCCCACAGAAACCGAAAAAGTTTCGTTCAGAGCCCTAGAGAAAGCAGCATCAATAATATAGGTATCCGTCCCACCCTCAATTGGTTGGTTGGTGAAGATTCCTACCGAGGAGTCGAGGCCGAGAGCCCTGAAGCCATAAGATGCGCTAGCTTGCACTGCCTCTTCTGACACAAGGGCTCCTTCGCGAAAATAATCAGATGTATATCCGATATTCGCTGAACCATTGCCTCCAGAGGCGACGTTAATAGAAAGTCCTAAAAGGACGGTTAGTATACTGAGTTTAGTTTTCATATATAGTTATTGTTTATGAAAGTTATTCATCCCCTTTTTTGTTAGCAACATGCTCCCCCACATTACCAGCGGCATAAATGCCAAAAATCCACTTCACAAAATCTGCCCATTCAGGAAAAGTGGCAAGACTTGCAGCTAAAAGACCACTGGCAGACACGAAGCATATCCCGGCGCATAAGAGTTTTCTACTTTTAAAATTCATTTTATTTTATCCTGATTTCTTTCCAAGCCACATGTTTGTTTTTAATTAAATCTCTTATATGTCTTTGTTTGGCATTGAGTTGGCTTTTGCCCATTTTTACTTCAATAAAGGTAATTTCCTCATCTGCAAAAGAGATATAATCTATAGGGCGGCCTAAAAAAATACAATTTTCGGGGTCAAAGGCAAACTGGTCAAGAAATGGGGCAAGAGTTTCGGCAACGTTTCCTAATCTTACTTCACTACTTTTCTTTTGAGATACAACCTTTTTCCGGTTTTCAGTTTCTTGTTGTAAGCTTTTTTCTACTTCAGCAATATTTTTAAGAAGGTGAGCTTCCTGCTCCTTGAGCTGAGCTTCCTTTGCTTTAGTAGATTTCTGTTCTTCAGAGAGAGCGTCCTGTAATCCTAAAATAGTCCGATGGAGTTTGGATTCAAGGAGATCGTGAGAGTCTTTGTTTGTGTTAAGTTGATCCTTTAGGGAAGAGGTTTCTTTCTTAAGGGATGTAGCGTTAAGTTTTAAGTCTTTTAATCTGAATACTAGGATTAGTACACATATAATAGTGGATCCCAGAGCAAATTCTAATAAAAATTCCATAAATACGCATAAAAAAATTATTTCTTTGTAAGGGAAATAATCCTATCATGCCGGAAAGAACGAACTTCGTCACGACCATAGCAATAAGCTTTGAACCCTACATTACGACGATTATCGTCTTTATTGCCGAAGGAACTAAATAAATCAATTTTCCCAATTTGATAAGTTTTAATTTTATCGTCGCTCCCGCGATATACTACATAGTAACGGGGGCTGTAAAAAGATTTACGAGCTAAACCGTTAAGTTTTTTGAGTTGATAATATATTTTCTTGAGCATCGTCTATAGTCCACTTACTTCTCGTTTTTTTTAATATTTTTTTTGCGTTTTGGCGATAATGGGGCGGTGGGGTCAATCCCACGCGCATCACAGTATCCCACACTATAACCTACTTTGAATTGAAATCTATCGATAAACAATATGGAAGCCATTATAGCATAAGGTTTCCATTGAGTCAACTCGAAACTAGTAAAAAGTAAAAAAGTTACAATAATGAGGGGGCAAAATCGATTTAAACAATAATTAACTATAGCTTGGGTGTTATTCATCTTTTATCTGGGTTTGTAATTCTATATAAGAGGGAGGGTTAATGGAGGGGAGATTTAGAGAAGGTTCAGGCTTTAAAAAATAATCTATATCATCTTCTGGTGTGGAGGTAATTCCTTCTTTGATATTGAGTTTTTGAGCTTGAGTAAAAGTTTGGTGAAGCGCAGTTGGATCTTCGTTACTAGTAAATACATGCTTAAATAAAATTTTTACCCCCTTTTTTCCATACGGAATATGCAAACCCACGCAGGCTCCCTTTTTAATACGTTTAAAATTCCTGAGATCAAAAAAATTTTTTTCATCTCCCACATAAATTAACCAATCGGGATTGATGTGAGAAAGAGTTTCCATATAACTGGAATTTAACTCTGACATGATTCCACTCCAGCTTGCGCTAATAAATCTAACCCATCACGATTTCTATAAATTTCTCCATAAACTACTCGTTTTATACCGGCTTGAATAATTAATTTAGCGCACTCGATACACGGGGAAATAGTTATATAAGCTGTAGCTCCAATACTGGATTGAGTAGATTTAGCGAGCTTCGTTATAGCATTACTTTCGGCATGTAAAACTTCAGGTTTAGTTGTTAGCTCCTCACCACCTTTTTGTATAGCAGTGAAGGAATTCCTCATCTCACAATTATTATTAAATCCACTAGGAGTACCGTTATACCCATCTGAAATAATAGCTCCATCTTTAACAATCAAACACCCAACCTTCTTCCTCTTCGCCGTAGACAAGAGGCTCCATGTGTGGGCCATCACAAGGTATGTCTTGTCTAGTTTTTCTTGAGAAGCCATATCTCATCACCCTTAATTTTAAGTTCGGGAGCCTCACAGTGTTGCGCTGCTTTAGGGGTTCGGTTTACCCATTTTTTAGCAAAACGATCAAACTCCTCCACGGCTACAACAGTTAATTTATTTCCCTCGATGTGTTCGCGACGGAAAGTGTGGGCAAGGTAGTCCAATGCCTCACTGGAGTGAAAAACATTATAATATTGAACGGTTTCCGTAACCGCTCCATTAATTAAATACCTAATTCGATATTCGCAGGGAGAAGTATGTGTGGCTTTATTTTTCATACTGCGAGTATGATACCATAGACAAACACGAAAGTCAAGAACTAAAATTGCCGCTACTGAGAAGGTGAAAAGTAGGCGCGTCTTTTTGTAACGCCAGCACCCCCGCGCTCTTACTAATAAAAAACTCCCCCTCGGTGGGAGAACCCTCAGCTAACACGTACCAGTGGGGTGGATATAGGTTGGGGGCAACTCTCGCAATGTGAGCAAGGGCCTCCTTGTGGCCAGAAGCCTCTACCGTAGTTAAAGTAGAGACTAAAGCGGGCTGAATAACCTGAAAGGTGTACTCCACCTGAATATTAAGAAGTTTTGATCTCAGGGATTTTTTTCACAGGGGCGTCCTCAACCTCCACGCAACTGAGAGGTAAAGACTGGATCTCTTTGGTTATATCCTGGGCAATTAACTTTATCACTTCATCATCACCGAGATCCACCTTAAGTTTTTGGTATTTCTTCAGGACAGAAGTGATTTCAGGACCGTAAAGAAATCCATCACGGCCAGTGGGGATAAGATAATTAGGCATTTTTTTTATTCCTTTATTTTTTTCCAAATATGGGTGTCTTGTATTTGTAATAAATCGTTGGCTTGAATTTGGGTTATAGATTCTTTTTTGTTGGGGCGTCTGTACAACCTATACTTAGCTTCCCAACTATCGTTTACAAAAGGTAAATCAAATCTAATTTTATTTAAAGTATTAATCCAGTGAACCAAGTTTTTTCTCTTAACTATTATAAAATCCTGTTTTCGTTCAAAAGCAATGAAATCAGCCTCTTGATAAATCCACCCAGGGCGCCCTGTTAAGTCCCTAAGCTCTATCCAGTGCCATTTGTTAGAGCAATTCTTCAGGGTTTTACAACACTTTAAATCAAGAGTTATGGTAGAAACTTGTTTTTTTGGGTTCAAACCACTCAACACTAGGTCAATATGAGAACGTTTTTCATTTTTAGTGGGACGACGAGTCTTATATTTGCGAGCTTTGGCTATATTCAAAAAGCTCTGAAAGCCGAAAGGCGGCGAAGATGGTGACGCAGGCATAAACTAAAGGTGATTTAGTTTGTTACACAAATCCACGGCACGAGAAGCGCCTTTTTTTTCCAACCATACCCGACTTACCACCACGATCTCTTCCTCTGAGGGTAATAAATTAATTAACTCCTGTAAAGAGATGTCCGCGAAAGAGGTAGAGCCCTTTGGTCTTCCACTTCCTTTCTTTCGGAGCGACCCGTCTTTGTTATAACTCTGAGATTTCATCGTTCTACTTTGTCTATTAATTCAATAGCAATGGTATGCAGCCATTTCTTGCTCACAGGAATTAAACAATCTTTACTTACAAAACGCTCTAATTCCGACAGCTTTACTTGCGTGAAGGAAGTAGAGCCCTTAGGTCTACCGCTTCCTTTTTTGCGAGGTTTGCCATCTTTGTTATAACTGATACGCGACATACCTTATTATAGAAGAAAGAAAAATATCTTCTATTTTTTTTAAAAAATTATTTAACTGTAGAGTTTAATTTTTTTTCCATAACGGGAGATACAGCTAATATTGTAGGGGTATATCCCGACTCCCTAAGATTGGCTTCCAGCATCTCCACTGCCGTGGCTTTGTTAAGAGCACGGAGGTATTTAAAATGTGGCTGGCGGTCTGACTTAGTTAAGGAGTATTTGATTTTATAAGTCATCAAGAGTCAATACACGAAATTTTAATAAATAGAAGCCGGATCTTGCGTTTTAATTATTTCCACCTTCTTGGAGTCACGATCTCCCCATTTTCGGAGGCAGAACCGCAGCTTAGAGGCTCGACCTTCAGCCTCTTCATAAGTCCAATAATTATTCTCTTCAACGCGACGCCCATTACGAGTGACCACATAGAAGATATCATATTTTTGTCTACGTTTGCGCCGGCGCGTTGTCATATAAAGAACGAATTAAAGAGGTTAAACTTGAGGGATCTAATACACCCACCTGGGTATAGATAACTTGATTGTTGCGAATAAATTTAAAAGTGGGTACCCCGGTAATCATAAAACTTTGGGCTAAATCGGGACTCGCCTCTATATCCACCTTAAATATGGTGAGGTCGTCAAATAATGCCTCCATTTGGTCGAGTAAAGGAGCTATAGCCTTACAGGGGCCACACCACTCCGCAAAAAAATCCACTAACACCAAACCAGACTGGGAGGCTATTTCGTCGGAGAAATTTTCGGAGTTTAGTATTTTCACGTCTCGGAGTTCAGGGATTCCATGAATTTAATAACCCCATTCGCGAACTTAATTTTTTGTTCTTGACCGGGGTAGGTGTCCTCATCTAGCCTCTCGTCTTTAATATGTATCCAACCGGAAAATTTTTCATCCGTGGATTTCTCATGAAGATATTTTTCCTCATCATTAACCCATTTCCATTCAAACAATAACGAAAACTCGGTCATGTTCCCTTTAAAGTCAGTTCCGGCTTGGCGTTCATCAAGAAGCTCTTGATTGACGTTGGTGTACTCCACACCCTTCTTCACTCTCTCTTGGTCTTCTTTACTAAGATCAGATAAATTAGAATCTTCAGCGTTCATTTTTGATATAATGCATTAAATAAATTCACAGAGCGCTCACGGAGAGCTTTTTTACGGATGGATTCCGCCTCGGCCTCTTGTTGGGCTCTCTGCGCGGCGAGCTCATCTTCTTCCTTCATTTGCTCTAATTCTTCTTTTAGGGCACTCTTTGTTCCCATTATCTCATTTAATTGTTCTTGAAGGAGATCATGTTTGGCCTGTATGTCTACCCGCTCATCTAGCTCTTTTTCTAAGATAGAGATTTGGGCATTCAAGTGTTTTATCTCACCCATTAACCCTTCCCGGTCTTCTTGGAGGTTCTCTAGTTCCGAACCTAGACTTTGATTGTTTGCTAGGAGACGTTTTTTATCGGCTTCCTTAGCTTCTCTTCGCGCTTGATCCTTTTCAATTTGATCTTGCGTTCCTTTGGCTACAATAAGAAACAAAATCTCTTGATCTTCATCAGTTTTAACTAGTTGCTCGGAATAATCTATAAGATCAAGCCATTGGGTTTTCTCTAACTCTACATACTGCTCACTCTCGGCAATCTCCTCAGGGAGGGCACTGCTAGTCACTAAAGCATATTGTAGATCTTTTTTCATTTATAAATCTACCAAGGGATCATTCGCACCCTTAGTATCGCTAGGAGACGCATCTAGATTGTCACGAGGACGATCTTCGAAAACTCTAAAATCAGGTTGACGATCATTTTCCTTGTAATTGTTTTTGAAAACTACCACAGAGATCTCACGCTCTTCACCTGAATCGGTTACTTTTATTTTTCCCGAAAGAAAAGTTTGGTTCTTGCCTTCGCGACGCCACAAGGCTCCAAGTTCGCGTTTCTTCCATTCACTCTGGGTTTCGTTATTTTTTTCGGACATTTTTAGTAGGGACTGATTTGTTTAGGCGACGCTCTGTTCTTAAAAGAGATTGAGAACCTTTACGCACTGAATATCTTAAAGCTTTATTGTGGGGATGTTTGGAGAGTAAACGCTCTTTCGCCAACTGCTTTTTTTGTTGGTGGTAAAAACGATTAGTTGTCGTGGCGCCACTTAAAAGACTAGTAACAAAACTGAAGAATAAAAATAAAAATAAAAGTTTCATATTAGAGAGATAGGTTATGAGAGATTGTGTCTAGGACTTGAGGGGTGACGAGATCGATGGCCGGCACCCCGAAAATATTTTTGATAAGATAGTAATATTGATGATGGCGAATAATGATTGTTGTTGCTTTATTGTAAAACTCTTCTCCATAATTTTCTATAAAAAGATCAGTTAAATTGTTAATTATATCTGCTGCCTCTGCACCAAAGTCAAAAGTATGCCCTACATCCTTATTGTCAACCAAAATAACCATTAATCGCTACCAATGGAAACATCTATCCCACTAAACACGGTACGATAAACAGCCGCAGTTAAGGCACCATACACTAAAAGACCCAACCCTTCGCCGTTGTCTGCGCCAAGGCACGTTACAACAAATAAGAGAATAAAAAAAGCTCCACCGATCTTTAATACTTTATTTTTCATAATGCCCTATATTTTACAGATTTATCCAAAGAAGTCAAGTCTTTTCCACCAGAATAACTTATGGAACTTTGGAGGTCTTCTTCAATCTCCACGAGCTTGTCCTTAAAAGTGAGGCCACAAGAGGGAATGTTTTTGAGTGTTCCTTCAATATGAGTTTTAGTTTTTTTATTTTCAAAACTAGCGGAACCATAGTAGGCGCGATGCAAGGATCCTTCCACCATGATCGAGTGAGCAGCACTGTCTACACAACACGCAAAGATTCCTCCAGCCATAACAAAGTCCGCCCCCGCAACTAAAGCTTTAGCTATATCCCCATTACATTTTACTCCCCCATCTGCAATAATGGGAACACGGTGAGATTCACTAAAACCATCTCCGCTAAAAATACCAGAGCAATCTTGGATACAAGTAAACATAGGTAATGTGAAGCCAGTTTTATCCTTCGTAGTGCAGGGAGAGCCTTGACCAATTCCCACTTTTACTATATCGGCACCCCACTTAGCAAGATCCGCAACCCCTTGCGGGGTAGCCACATTCCCTGCGATAATTTTCGTCTCAGGAAGGTTGGTCTTGCAGCACTCTAGCATAGACCTCATGAGGTCTAGATGACCATGTGCAATGTCAATAGTTAGAAAATCAACACGGGCTCCCGAAGCTCTAAGGTTGGAGAGGATTTGCTTATCAACAGACTTTACTCCCAAACTGGCGGAAATAATGGGCCACGATTCGCGATTAGCATCTTCTATAAATCTTTGAATATCTATATCAAACCTATGCATGATATAAAAATAGTGATTGTGACTCAACCATTTACATTGATCTGTATTCACCACAGCCTTCATATTTGCAGGAACAACCGGAAGACGAAAGGGGTGGCCGCAGAGGATCGCTTCAGTACTACACTCACTGCGTGTAGCGCAATTATTGTAGCGCGGCAACAGACACACGTCGGAATATTTTAAAGCCCTCATTAGCGAAACTCTTTGCGTAATAACCGCCAACGATCTGAATCAATTTCTTTATCACCTTCATCGATGGCTTGAAGCATAGAAATTATTTCATCCACATTATTATAAATATATTTATGTGGAAACATACCTAACATCCATAAAGGAGTTTTAGATTTGCCGCCCTCCATGCTAACAAATACAGGTTTTTTCATTCTAACTGCCGTTACTATTTCTTCAGCAGAGCCCCAACTAGCCACGTCAGGCACCAAGTGGGCAATTATAAAATCAGAACGATCCACTAAGTTAAGATCATAGGCTCGAACCATTTTCATACGATCCGTTACTCGATCATATTGCTTAGTTTGCATCCATACCTCCATCTGCTCTCGCGTTTCCTCATCCTCTTCTACGTCTTTAAGGAAAGGCTTCTTGTAAGGATTAAAACAGGTTACCCCGAGGGGTGTAAGTTTCTCCGTGACGTGAGAGCGCCAATCTCTACCTTCTACATATTGCATATGACCCACAAGATAGGTTTTTGTTTTATAGAGAAGATTCATATCCTGCATAGGATACCATACTCTGACACAAAAGTCAAGAAATTTTTAAACAAACTTTATTATCTCTAACTTTAATTTTAACCACACTGTTTCTGCTTAAATTTCCATCCACTAATTCAAAGGCCAAGAGGGACTCTATCTTGTCTTGAATAAGTCTTTGAAGTGGACGAGCTCCACAATTCTGCTCTAACGTGTGGGTAATTAAATAATTATTAACAGAAGAATCAATTACTAAACCAATATTCTTTTGGGTTAACTTATCTTTTACTTTATTTAATTCCATATCCACAATTTGACTAATATCATTCTCCGTGAAATTGTTAAACACTAAGATGTCGTCTAATCTATTTAAAAATTCAGGCCTAAAGAACTTCTTTGCCTCATCAGCAACCTTATCCCGAGAAGTGGAGGAGTCATCTGAATTAAACCCAACGCTTGTATTTTTATTTAAATGGACTGAACCTAGATTTCCTGTAAGAATAACTAAACAGTTGCGAAAGTTGGCGCTTCGGCCAAAGTTATCGGTAAGACGACCCTCATCTAGTAGTTGAAGTAATAACTGAATAACTTCATCATTAGCTTTTTCTATTTCATCAAAAAGAATTATGCTATACGGATCTTTCCTTACTCTCTCTGTAAGTAATCCACCCTCCTCGTAACCCACATAACCAGGGGATGCCCCAATTAATTTAGAAGCCGAATGTTTTTCTGAAAACTCACTCATGTCCAAATGAATAAGTTTGCGGTGAGAGCCGAATACTTCTTGAGCTAAAATTTTAGTTAAATAAGTTTTTCCAACTCCCGAAGATCCCAGAAACAAAAAAGACCCCAAAGGTTTATGAATATTACCTAACCCCGACTTATTTCGGATTAAGGTCTTGTGGATTTTATTAATTACTTCATCTTGACCGATTACAATTTTTTTCAAACGAGTGTTTAAAGATAAAATTTTTCGTGGTTGCACATGGCTTAATTCGTTAACGGGAATGCCCGTTTTGGAAGAAACTATATGAAATAAATCTTCTTGCTTCACTTGCACTTTCTTAGGTGCTTTCGCCCATTTTCCTAAAACCTCCTTGTAGTTTTCAAAAAGTTTTTCTTGTTGTTTTTGTAGCTCCAACTTAAGGGACGAAGCAGTGGCGGCCTCTTCTTTATCGAATAAATCTTCAATTTTAGTTTCCAGCTCACGGGCTTGAGCAGGACGCTGAAAACCTCGGATTTTAGCTCGCGCCCCCGCTTGGTCTAAAAGATCAATGGCTTTATCCGGAAAATCTCTATCGGTAATGTAGCGTTCCGCTAAATTATAAATTAAAGGAAGTAAAGGTTTGCGATATTTAACCCCATGGAAGTCCTCATAAGAAGGAATAACCCCTTCTAGGATAGCTAGAGTTTCAGGTTTAGTGGGTTCAGTTATTTTTAAAGATTGAAAACGACGCTCTAATGCACGATCTTTAGCGATACTTTTGGTGTACTCTTTTAAAGTAGTGGCCCCAATGCACCTAAATTGCCCTCTAGCTAGCTTAGGTTTTAATATATTAGCAGCATCCATGGTTCCTTCCGCACTTCCTGCTCCCACTAGCGTATGTATTTCGTCAATAAATAAAATTATATTCTCATTACCCTCCACTTCTTCGAGGACTTTTTTTAACCGCTCTTCAAACTGCCCCCGGTATTTAGTGCCGGCAATCATCGAGGCTAAATCTAAACTGTAGACCGTTTTATTTAATAAAAAATCGGTGCATTCTCCTCTTATGATTTGAGAAACTAACCCTTCAATTAAAGCCGTTTTACCTACCCCGGCACTCCCGAGAATTAAGGGGTTGTTTTTACTCCTCCGGCATAAAATTTCCTCGAGTTGTTGGATTTCTTCCTCCCTCCCAATCACGGGATCAATCTTTCCTTGCAAAGCTAAAGCATTAAAATTGATAGCGTAACTCTCCATGACGCTTGATGGCGAAGATTGAGAAGGGCGACGGGGAAGCGAAGTATCCGCCAGGGAAGTATCCTGTTCAGGGAAATCCCTGACGCCGTGAAGAAAATAATTTTTAATTTTATTTATTAAAATATAAGAGTCTAGTTGAGAAGCCTCAAGGTATTCTGAAAAAACACCCGATCCGTGCTTACATAAAGCTAAAACAATATGCAATAAACCCACATATCCATGTTCCATTTTATTAGCAAATAAAATAGCAACGGCAAAAATCTTTTTAACTTCGTTAGAATAGTGGGTTTTGGGCGGCTCACTCTCAGTCGCGTCAAACGCGGGAGCTATTACCACATTTTTTAATGCAATAGCCTCGCTTACAAAAGATAAAAAATCATCTACATTAATCCCGCATTGAATTAAAATAGACTTCACGGGCCCCGTTTTAAGATGTAAAATTCCTAAAGAGAGATGGTTAAGATCAATAGTAGAGGATTGGGACTCAATGGCATACTGGCGGGCCATTTTTAAGGCAGCTTGGAGACGCGGAGTAAAGTTAGGTTTTTGGGTTTGCATTAAAAATAATTACACGTTTGAATATTTATTTCAGATCACTAAGTTTTAAGTAAATTTTCTTGTCAAGCACTTTAAGCTCATCAATAAAAAAAACATCTTCCCCTTTAGTGCATCTCAACATTACAATATTACCCTTTTCGGGAAGCTTGTTTCCGTCATTTATGTAGTCATCCAAACGGGGAATGCGTCTATACCCCCCATTGGCTTGGCGCACATTACCGTTCATGAATAATCCCTTAAGGGTTCCCACATCATCCCCCAACTCTAAGCGCAAATAATCATTTCCATTGCGGGAAGTGCTTTTAAAAGAATCCTCTACAGTACCGATAAATTTTATCTCACGCCTTAATTCAACATCCTCAGCCTCCCTGCTATCTAAAAGATAACGATCTTGCGCAAAAACATTCTTGAGTTTAGTGCTATAGCTATATCCTAAAAGCTGGGTTTCAAAGTACCAATTAGCAAATTTTTCATATTTTTTATTTTGGTTATATATATCCCGGTAGGGAACATATTTTTTCTTAAAAGTGCCAAAGCGTTTTTCCGTCATAAGAAGACGGCCATCGTCCCCCACGAGCTTGCCGTCTCTAGCATCAACTAAAATATCCAAGAGTTTGTAATTGTATTTTTCTCCTAACTGTAAAATGTTACGTTTTTCCCTGTCGGTTAAAACATTAAACGCCTGCGCCTCCAAGACGAGTAAAGAACGGTTCGTTTTATAACTAGAAAGCGCCCCTGCTTGAATTAAAGCTGACACAATTCCAATATTTAAACCTGCCTGTTTAGCCGCAATAAAAATATCAAACTTAGTAGGGGTCTCGCTTTCCCTAAAATCCCTTAATGCCGTAAGAGACTTTTTGCTTACACCTTTAATACTGTTAAGTCCATAACGAATATCCTTTCCCTCTAACGCAAAATCCATGGAGGACTTAACAAGATCAGGGGGGAGTAATTCGATATCAAAGAAAGAGAGTTCTTGCGAAATTTTAGCAATCTCCTCTTGCGGTGCGGGTTCAAATTGAGTCATCTTCAATAAACTCAAAAAGAATTGTTGTGGATAAGTGAATTTTAAATAGGCTGTCCAGGCGGCAAGAGTAGCATAGGCAATAGAGTGAGATTTATTAAAAGAATAGTTAGCACTATCTTCCGCCACACTCCATAAAACATCAGCGACTTCCGACGGTAAGTTGTTTGCTCGCACCTTACTCTCAATTTTAGCTTTCCAGGCGGGCATTTTATCTACCTTTTTCTTCCCTACAATACGCCTTAATTGCTCAGCCTCATCCAGGGAAAACCCTACATGCACCGCCATTTTCATTAATTGTTCCTGATATAAGGGGATCCCACCTGTATAATCGAGGACTTCACTAAAAAACTCATGAGGACATTGAGCCTCGCCTTGCTCTATAGATAATCGGTATTGATCTACAAAATCCAATGCGCCGGGGCGAGCTAAGGCTACCACCGCACTTAATTGTTCTAAGTTTTTAGGTTTCACTTTAGTACACACCCTGTAATTGGTGTCGGCCTCTAATTGAAACAGACCATGGGGAGACTTAAGGTCATCTAAGGGGGCAAAGGTAGAATAGGAGTCCAAATCAATATCATTGGTGTCGATGTCGAGAGAAGTACATACATCATAAATAACACTAAGAGTTCTCAAACCCAAAATATCAAATTTTACCATAAGCTCTGAAACCCAGTTCATATCATAGCCGGTTACTAAGGCGCCATCATTTGTTAATTGGAGGGGACAGATATCGCTGATGTCTTGATGGCTAATAGCTATGCCACTCGGGTGAACTCCTGTATTTTTATTTAACCCCTCCAGTTTAAGTGCAATGAGATATACTTCCTGATTTGCATCAGCCCACTCTCGAAATTTTTCGCTCTCTTCATAGGCATCGCTCAATGGCATCACTTCTCCATACTGCTTGGGAATCATGTCGCTTACCGCGTTAACCTCCTGCTCACCCATCCCACCTACAATTTTTCCACATTCCTTAATGCAGAGTTTCGAGCTTAAGGTATTAAGTGTTAAGATTTTAGCTGTACGGCCTGGATGTTTATTTTCTATATATTTTATTACTTCCTGGCGGCGTTCATAAGAAATATCGTTGTCAATATCAGCCAACAAGCTACCATCCAAATAAATTACCCCTTCATGCTCAATTTGTTTAGCTCTTGTTTTCGACACAAATCTTTCAAAAAACAACTCATGTTTCACGGGGTCTACATTAGTAACCCCAATTAAATATAAAACTAAAGACCCCGCAGCTGAACCACGGCCCGGCCCAGTTGGGATATCATTTTCGTGACAAAAGTTAAGAATATCCCAGTTAAGCAAAATATAATCAACAAAACCCAAATCACGAAGAATAGTAAGCTCCACTTTGACGCGATCATAGTAGGCTTGTTTATTAGGGAATTCATTTAGCTTTTTCTCCTTTGATCCTTTAAGGCATAGTTGGCGAAGAAACTCGTAGTTAGAAATATCTTTATCTAGATGCAGATCTTCGTAATATTTGTCTTCGATATGGATTTGGGGTAACAAAACACCGGGAGGAACACAGTTTTGATACGACTCAAACCCCTTTAAGAAAGTGGAGGAAAAACTCTGTGAAGGTGTAGGGGTTGAACTAACCCTCTCGGTGCCCGCCTGCTGAGTTTCCCCTTGAAGGCCGGCTAAAAACCAAGGGGATTCTTCAAGGCGCAACCGATTCAGTTGAGATGCTCCCACCACCCAATTAACAGGACCATCAGAACGGTATTGTTCTTTAAGTTTTATAACATTAAATTCTTCCTTTAATATTTTCCCCAGTATAGATATTTTACAGCGATCCTTACGGGGACGACGGGCAGGCACACCCTCCACTAATGCAAGAGTATACTTTGTTAATGCAGGAGGAATGTAACATAAAAAATACTCCTCAATATTAGAACGAACCGAAAATTCATCTTCCGGAATTTTTAAATCCGTTTCGTTTAAGCGTCCTGTCTGGGAGTTGGTTTGCCCTGTACCCCAATACTGCGAAACTTTGACTTCGGTTTTCTTGAAATCTTCCCCCGTGTCTCTTACATCATAAAGGTTTAAATCCAGAGGTTCGTTAAGGTACACCCCTACAGCCTTTTCCCCTAAAACTCCAGCTAGATGACTTGCATATTCTTCTTGGTCATCAGGCTGGAATTGGGTGGCATTACGAAAGCTCGAATCCTTTTGCATGTGACGATCCCTTCCATGGCTCCCATAAAACTTAAGTTGGTCATCAGAGAGAGTCAACGAAAGGGCTCCCCCTTTCTCCGTTTTTAATTCACAATGTGGATGATGATTCTCCATCACTAAATCTCTACCTCCCATATCATTTTTTTAAATACTTCATAATTCTTTTCAATATCATATAAGGCATCGTGAAGTAACTTGGGGTCAAAGTCAATGGAATAATCCTTACAGCACTGTTGTAGAGAAGTGCGCAACCCTTTTTCACGAAAACTATGAAGTTTATATTGCCAACTTAAAAAATTTCCATTTTTAAAAGGAATTTCCTTTTTTATCGCCCTGCCTAAGCATACCGTGTCTATAGTGCGATCTATATAGGAGTAATCAGCCTTTAAACCTAAGAGTTTCCTGTGGATATTGTGAATGTAGACATCAAAACCTAAAATATTATGCCCCACAATAAAAAAATCTTTATTATAAAGGTACTCCTCAAATTTTTTCAAAGGGATTGACGGGTCAACAGCAAGCTTGTCGTGTTGAGTTTTCTTGAAGCCTGTAATTCTTGCCGCCTCTTTCGATACCTCAAGACCCTCCCATTTTAACCTGAAGTCCTCTTTTTTTATTACCTTACCCTGTTGAACAACGATGAAAGCTAATTGCCACGGTTTATTGGTGGTAGAGCAAAGGTTAAGATTACACGTTTCGTAATCAAAAATAACTAAATTTAGGTCATTTTTAAAACGCAGTAAATTATTATCCATCCCTTAATAATAGCATTATTGACGCCCAAAGTCAAGGAGTTTTTTTTAAAAAAAAGAAAGAGTAAGAGAAAAAATTTAAAAATTCCCAATGCTAGTTTTTAGTTGTATATTTAAGTAAACCTTATATTATTTTTATATTATGGCTAATGCATTAACAGAATTAGATTCGCTGTCAGGATTATTTCCTGGCGCTCATGCTATAGCTGCTGGAGCTAGTACTCCTGCGGCTGGGGCTGGAGTAGACGGCGAAAGAAACGATGACGGTTACGTGTGCATCCCCGTGAACTCTATATATTACACAGGAGGATTACCTAACCGCTTAAATACGACAGACGATGGTGCTATTTCCGCCCTCACAGCAGGAGATGGAGATATAGCGGGTACTTCGACGGGATCCTTCAGACAATTTGCCCGAGGAATGCACGTTTCGCTATCGCGATATACCGCTGAATGTTTAACTGGAAACAACGCCTTTACCTATTGGGGGGAGAGTTCCGGTAATTATTCAGTTTATAATGCGACAACGTTATCCAAACGTTACACAACCAACTTATATTACGAAGCAGGAGATGGCTTGGGCCTTAAGGGCTCTGCTACTTAATCTTTAACTAATTAAATATTATGGCTGATTCACTATCACAATTAAATACCTTAACAGGTTGTTTTCCAGGAGCTACCGGAGCGGCAGTTGCTACTGCTTTGCCCGCTGCGCACTCCGACGACTATAACAACACTGACGGTTATATAGCTATTCCTGTCAATTCTATTGCCTATACAGGAGGAGTACCTAATAAAGTAAATGTTACTGACGCAGGAATTCTTGCATCCCCTTCCTTGACGGCTGGAGTGGGAGATGGCGCCGGTACATGCTCTGGAGATTTCAGAAAATTTGCTAGAGGTTTACACGAATCCTGGGCGCGTTATACAGCAGAAACTCTTACTGGAAACAACTCCATTACATTCTGGGGCGAAAGTTCAGGAAATTATGTTGTCTTCAACGCAAATACGTTGTCCAAGACTTATAGCACAGACCTCTATTATGAAGTAGGCTTGGGACTACCCTCCAAAACCTCAACTTCATAAAGAGATTAAAAAACCTTAACCTTAAAAACTCGCTTAACCGCGAGTTTTTTTGTGCCATGATTCAAAAGAGAATTGATCCGACGCACAATGATCTAAGTTAGGCTTTGATAAAGTAGCGTTCCCGAAAGACGCTCTCTTGTGGATACATTTACGGGTTTGGTATGCGGAAAAATCTGCTTGGGTCGAATAATAAATCGATTGGGTTTCCTCCGTAGGAAAATCTCCTTGAATAGCATATTTCAAGACGCTCTCTCTCACCATCATATCAAAAGGGAGATCATTACTCTCTAAGAAAAAGGTAGGATTAATGGTTGAAAAATCCACGACGCAATTTTTAAAACTCATTAAATTATTAAAAATAAAAGAATCATAAAAGGGGATGGCTAGCTTCAAAGCAGTACTATCCCAGAACTTTTTTAAGTGCATCATGTCTATTCTTCCTTCCCCGTTAGTAAATGCCCAGGAGTAGATTTTATTTAACAACCGACACCCGGCGTCATTGCGACTAAAAATAATTATTTTATGGGCGGTGGCGTCTTCGCGCCCTGTTGTTTCCCCCGTGGCATCATCACAACAGGAGAGCCTCAAACCAAAAACTAACTGAATCCCTGCAGACTCAGACACCTTTTTAGCTTGTAAAAAACCTGTTAAAGAGTCTTCCACTAAAACTAATTTATCTAACCCCGCTTTCTGAATTAAGGAAATAATATTCCGTTCCGGCTTTAAGGTAGCAGTGGGAACCTCTAAAGACAAAATACTTTTCCCTAAACTGTAATGGGATTTAAATAAAGGAATCATATGCCATATGATAGCATAGAAACACTAAAGGGTCAAGGCTTTTTTCTATTTTTTAAAGCTTCAATATAAGAGCGTACATTAATTTCCCCTATCTCTCCGAGCTCAATGGGGTCTTCATTGAACCCCACCCGAGTCCCAATTAAACCTTCCGCTCTAGCAATGGAGCGCTCTAAGATAGATTCATCGTTGGTCGAAAGTAAACTGTTATCTTGCATGTATCGAGCAATAATAACTAAATTCTCAATAGCTGTTTTATCTTTATTGTCCATGCTTAATAACGCCATCAGTTAATCCTCCGGCAGCTTTATTTAAATCTAATCCCACCCTTTTAGAGGCGTTAAATAATAACTTCAGATAATACAAAGGCTCTCCATGATCGTTAACATGATAAACATCGCTAAATACAATACCATCTTTATTATCGATGTGGTGTTTGTTCTCTTGCCAATAGTATTTTTTTAAATTGTGATTTTCGAGGTAACCTTTTCCCTGCCACGAGTTTTCCACGAACTCTTTAAAAGACTTCGCAAAAGTACGACCCCGGTCAACTTGAAGCATAATACCTCGATAGAGACCCGTATGCTTATCTAGGACGCCTTTCAGTTGATTAAGGTCGGCTAGGTATTCATCTTCGGGAAAGCGGTTGAAATTAGGCAAATGGTATGACGGTTGAGCCTCGTCTTGAAAGACTAAAGCTAGTACATTGTCTTTACTAGCGGCATCTTTAAAAAATTGCAAGGTACGCTCTCCATTACCGTCAACAATGGTTACTCGTCTCTCATAAAGAGATTCATCATTATTGTAATAAGGAAGAAGCGCATCCTTTAGGAGAGTGTCTTTCATTACCTCTAGTTGCTTTCGTGTATTAAGAATGCTCCCACTACCGTCCACATGCATCATAATATGCAGGGCTCCATTGGCAGGCAGATGTTTAAAATAATCCCCTCCTTTGCCGGCGTGGCTATAACCCCCTGCGCCTCTGCCGTCTCTCAAGCCTAGCCTATCTTGAGCCAGCGAAGTGGTAATCCCCGCAACTCCCCCCGCGCCGGCTCCCCCAACTAAACCGCCTACCCCGCCAGACGGAGAAAGAGAATATCCTTTAGTCCCTACACCACCTAAAGCAGGAACCGCCTTCCCGTTTAAAAGAGCCTCCCCAATTCCAGCTCCCAACCCAGCACTGCCGGCCCCCGCTCCTAAAGCGGGGGAGCCCACACCAGCTCCTATGCCGTGGCTGGGGTAATTATAGGCATATAAATCCCCTTTTTTAGTTTTCCCCTCACCTAAAATAGAAGAATCGTCGTCGGGTTTATAATCAAAATCTCCCGCTTTCTCTTTAGCTAAGGTCAAATTTAACCCATCTTCTTTTTCTAGGCCATAATTTTCATCTTTAAGATCTTCTTCCTGAGCGGCAGTCTTTATAGCAGCTTCCATAGCCGCAATGTCTACCACCCCCTCAAAGTCTTTTCCAGATTTGTTATGAATAACATCGCTCCCATCGTGGCCGCCATGTAAAGCGACAGTAGGATCACCATGTAAACCATGGCCACTACGATGCCCAATACTCGTTTTAGTTTCAAAGCCCCCTTTTGTTAAATGATTATTTCCTCTCAATACCACCGCGTCAGAATTGTCTACTACAGCCACTCCATGATCGTCTAGTACGAGAACATCGGCGTGGTTATCCAGTACGACACCCACTCCCCGATCTATACCCACCTCCCGCTCCAGTGCTAAAGCGGGTGCACGTCTATCAATATAAATAAATTCTTTTTCAGTTGGAGCTATAACCAGCTCTTCCGTGTTATTTGTGTCGCCCTGAGTTATCTGCGTCTCCTCGGCACGGTTTCCGAGCACCAATAAAATAAACAAAAAGGCGCAGAGATATCCCGCGATAAGATTGAATAACAAAAACCTTTTGAGTTTATTCTTTTTCATTCTTTTTCTTCTGAGCTTTTTTCCAGGCAGTGGGAGAGGGCCTATCCTTATCTCCCGGCTTCGCTGGTTTGTATTTTTTACCCATCTTCTTTTTCTTTTCTCTGATGTTATCCCATAGCCCTTTTTCCCCTTCGGATTCGTCCAGCTCGTTCTCTAAACCCTCTTCTCCTTCCGTAATATTAGTAACACTCTTTCCCGACCACATTTTACAACTCCAATATCTAGCTTTAGTTTTCGGCCCTGGGTTGTCGCAGTTGTGGCGCGCTCTAAAACTTTTTCGGCGCTGGGGATCATCACGCTTTATTTCCATATTAGGGTCACCAAAATTAACCTTCACCACATTTCCTTTTTCGTTTTTTACATAAACAGAGAACTTCTTAGGGCCTTTTGGAGTTCTGAAAGGTTTGTTTAATTTTTTACCGGCTTGCTCGGCGGCACCCCAGGCTTCATGGGAAACGGGCTCTTCCGTTCCATCATTAATTTTATCTGAAAAATCTAGTTCCATGGTAATATAATTTTATTTACTTACACTTACAATTTCCCGAAAACGCACAATCTTCCGCAGAACAGTCAGTACAGCGACAAATTTTATCTCCATTACATTTGTGGGAAGGGTAATTGTGGGGAAGAGGGTAGCACCCTCCAATAAATACAGTTAGTAATAAGACGTATTTTTTCATAATTTATTATACACGAGTTAATTCTTAATATTATATATTACACTTAGTATAAAATCCAGATTAAAAGAATTAATAGAATCAATGTTTAAGTTGCCGCCTCGTGATGCAACCTTGAATCCTCTTTCATGTTCGGTAGGTTTGAGTAAGTAAGAAATGAAATCATGAGCCCCACGAGACTTTAACCACTTCCAGTAGAAACTCCGCGTGCCTAATTCACATTCTAATAAAATATCCTCACAAACAAAAGTTTTAGCATATAAAGTCACATCTCTGAAACACGTGCTCTCACTGGGGGGAGCACAAAGAGGTGCCTCTATAATAAGGTTCACCGCTTTTTAGATTTAACTGACTGAACTAAATCGTAAAGCTTACGAATATCGTTTCGCCGGTCTTCGAGACGTTTGTCCGTGGAAGCCCACCGTTCTCGATCCCGCACCTCATTTTTTGCTAAAGTTACATTGATTTCATTAAGTAAACCATCCATTTCCGTTAAACGCCTATTTTCTCGTTTAAGAAAATAACCAATTACCGAGATCGCTGTCCCGATTCCCATGAGCCAAAATTCACCATACTCCATATTGGAATATACACAAAAAAGGGCGCCAACCGAAGCTGGCGCCCTGCGTTCAGGAGGAGTGGGCGTAAATTTATAAAATTTTAACCTTTTTAGGTGCCGTCGCTTCCTTTTTGGGAACGGAAATCAATAATATTCCATTATTAAATGAGGCTTCAATTTTTTTATAGTTAATATTTTTACCAAGTTTAAAAGAACGCTTAAAGGAAGAACGCTTTAATTCTTTACGGATATAGCGAGCATTTCTCTGCGTATCATGACCTGTTTTAGCTGCACACGATCCGGAAATAGTAAGAACATTCTCTTCGAGGTCGACGGAAACATCTTCTTTTCCTAAACCCGGAATTTCCGCTTCAATGGTAATCTTATCCTCGTGATCAATTACATCCACCTTGGGGTAAGAGTTGTTCCCGAAAAACTCCACGCCAAATTCTTGGCTAAAGGTGGGGTACGCCTTACTTATGATATTATCGAATAAAGAGTCGAAGGGCGTAAGAAACTCTTCTCGATTATTGAATAGTTCGCGATTGAACTTTGATATTTGCTGTTTTGATTGTGTCATAATAACTCCTTTTAGATGTTAGTGAGCCTTTTAAGTGCTCAGGAAGCCTCTGTGAGTACTTCTGCTTATATAGTAACATAAAATCTATAAAAGTCAAGAATTTTTAATACGTAAAGTATCGCAATAAAAATTAATAACCTCTAAAATACCCGCATCCAGCGGCGAAAGAGAGGGAAGGGTCGAAATTTTAAAATAATCTGCGGTAGTATGCTCTTCATCTAAGGTTGGTTTAAATAAAAAATTTAATTCATGGGCATACAAAATTAAACTGCGGTTAGGGCCGCTTACCTCTTTTATGTATTTTAAAGAATGAAGTGGAACTTCCAGACCAGTCTCCTCTCGTAGCTCACGCTGGCCGCATACCAAGGGGTTTTCCCCTTCTTCTATCGCCCCTGTAAAAGGAGACCAATAACCCCCAAAAACAACAGGATGGCCGCGATATTCTACACAACGTTTCCCTAAAAGAACAGCGTCTTTATAAAAAAGTAACACTCCTGCCGCTCTAGATGTTGAAGGGGTCGGGTCGGTTCCAGTGGGGGCAACCTTCATAATATCTTTCCTCTATTGTCTCACCCTTCTCTGCGTTGGGGTGAAGTTCCTCTTTGTCTTCTGTAAAAACACTCCGTTTCACTTTACCGTCTTTGTTTAGTAATACATAATAGGTGGAAGGTTTGCGATAAGCGCAAATATAGGCAGGGATAGGGTTCCCCTCTTTATCTAGGACAGGTTTTCCTCTATACATTTTATGGCCATCCTTTCCGCACATCAAAGGACCCCCAAAGGTTCCGTCAGCAGGGTACTTTCCTCTAGCGGCTAAGTTAAGAACAGCCTCTTTTTCGGAAAAGGAATCTATAAATACTTGGACTTCGGTTAAATAGTGCTCGAAGCCTTCTAGTTCGGCCTCGGAAACCGCTTCCATGCGGACAATACCGGAACCAGGCTTACCAAAAAGGTCTTCAGTTAAGTCAAATTTAAGGAAAACAAATTCAGATTGACGCTTGAGATATTCCGGGTAAAGATGTTTGACAGCTAAAGAATACATTAAGTTTTGTAAATTATCCGTTAATTCATTTCCTTTAAAAACCCGCTTACTGCTTTTGAAATCTCGAATTATAGCTTTCTTTTTGCGGGAATACAGAAAAAGTTTATCAATGAAGCCTCGAATAGAATATTTTTTACCATCTTCGTCTATTACAATATTGAACTCTTCTTCCGAAATTCCTTGGGCCGGCTTCTCTTTTGTGTCTCCGTAAAAATCATAATGCAAACCATTGACAATCATCTTGTCAATAAGAGCCAAGTTCTCTTTGTCATCCACTTCTAGCTTGCGAGAATAGATGTCCACTAATCTCCCTACAGCCTTACTAGCCCACACTGTACCCCCTTTAAGAATCTTTTTATAATGATGGTGGTGGCGAGGGTTACCCAAGCATTCAAAAACCAAATGACATACGCTCCCCCTCGAAGCCCCATCATTGGAGCGATCTGGCATTTTAAGCTTATACTTGCACCAATAGATCCAAGAGCAATCTTTAGCCGTTTTTATCCGGCTCGCGGAAAGCGGAGTGAGGTTACTCATCTCCAAAGGCCGCTAATAATTTACGGTTTTTAATAAGCTTTTTTGAGAGTTGGCGGTTCTGGACAAGGGATTTAGAGTGCTCTAAAACCTTTTTGTAATGAGTTGAAGGATCTAGATCCTCTACCTTAGTTATCCATTTTTCAAAATTTTTTGAATCCATGTCCCCAAAATCATTACACATTGGCAGGCAAATAAACAATTTCTGATAATCAAAAAAGGATAATAATTTAAGATAACTTTTAAGAGAGCCAGTTAATCCCCTGTTTTCATTACTCTCAGAGTCATTATTGAAAGATAAAATGATTTTAGAAGGATTAAACTGCACTAAGACCGAAATAAGGGCTGGACTTATATCCAAACCAAAACTAACCAGGACATTATAATGCCCTTGTTGATGAAAAGCCAAGAGGTCTCCAATGCTCTCCACCAAAATAACATAATCCGCCTCCTCTAAGGAGGATAGAAAAAAGGGATTTACATACGCAGGATAGACCCAGTGAGACTTACGACCCACATGCTTCCATTTGGGGCGATTGGGTTTATTGAGCATGTCTCTCCCCGAGTACCCATGAATCTGCTCAAATTCATTATAAATAGGAAACACTAACCGTTGATACATTCGACCTTGCGTGGCTAGACCGCACTTTAACTTTTTTAACACGGGATCATCTATCCCTCTGTCATTATAAAACCGATAATGAGGTAAAAGTTTTTTTAAAGAATCCTCGGGGTATATTTCTTCCATTTGTAGTTTCTTGGGAGGGGGAGCTGTCTGCTTGGTCAAGTTTAGAAACTTTTTAGTGTCAACTAATTTTTTAAATTCGTCGCTATCCTTCCCTAGGGATTTTTCCACTAACCTCTCAAACTTAAGGGGAGGAGTGTTGCTTACAAAATCCCGCCACACCCCAGTATCTTTATAAATTTGAAGAGCCGTCTGGTTGTCCCCGTTCCTAAAAACAGCACTCGTCTGCCAATAGGAACCTCGATCATGTAATTTATACCCCAAAGAAGTTAAAACGTCATATATTTCCTGCGTGTTCACAAATCTACCCCTTCATCTTCACCATCTTCCTCGGCCTGACCCCCAAGGCTCATAGCCTCCACTTGATCCTGAAGGTCACCGACTTCTACAATGCTGAAATTATCCATTTCAAGATTGATGTGGTTCATCACTTTAGAGCCATCATCCTTTTCGACATAACCTAAAGCCCTCTGCACATTAGTCCCTAAATGGCGGCATTTAAATTTTTCTAAAACACAATTCCCAAATTGAGCATTCTCTTCTTGGATTTCTTCGGCAACCTTAACGCGCAAATGAAACATGTGGGAACAGTATTGAATAATTCTATCTGAAAGGGAAACAATGCTTTCATCGTTAAGGATGTTTTCCGGTCTACGATTAGTGACCACGCCAGACCTATTGCTTTGCACACTCGTAATCATAGAAATAACTGGAGTAGGTTTTCCGTTCTCATCTTCCCCTTGTATTTCTTTGGTGATTAGGTTTTTAAAAGAAGTAACTAAATCCCCCACTACCTCCCACTCGTTACTGTTTTTCCCTCGCATCGAACTGGTCGTCTTAATGTAATCAAAGCTAAAAATCATAGGATTGTTGCGTTTAACTTTAGAATAATAAAAACGCCTTAGAATATTAAGCATAGAGGGTACATCCATCCCCGCCACACTATAATAATAGAGCTTCATCTTTTTGATTTTAGGCCAAAGATTACGAATTTTATCGACGCAGTCTTGGTTTTGTCGCCACGTTCCATGTTGGATCATGGTAAGAGGCACTCCAGTTAAAGCCGCACACTGACGCCATACAAGTTCTTCTTGACTCATTTCTCCATTATCAAAATGAAGAATGGGGATATTGTCATATTTAAGTGCAGCCTTACTGACGAAATCCAGGCAAAAAGTGGTTTTACCGACACCAGAACGAGCCACTATCACACTTATATTGCCGGGCAAAAGCAAAGAACCGTAAAGTTCATTGATGCGAGGGTGGGGCCCCATGATGCCAAATTCCTCAACCGGGTTATTCCCTCGGTCTTCCACCAGAAACTCCATGTCTTCATAAATATTCTCGGGGGAACTGCTATCGACAGAGTAGCTTTCTAAAGAGTCATGAAAAATAGAATCCGCCGCTCCAATAATCTCATCATGAGTAGAAGAAGAGTCCAAGGAGAGCATTTTCTTGCAGACTCCTTGGCCAGCAGCCCAAACCTTGCGTAGCAAAGTAACTCTACCAAGAGATTTAACGGCAGTTATAACTCCGGATTTATTAATTTTTCGCATTCCCAACTTCTGTATAAAATTGGTAATGTCTAATTGATCCTCAAAGGTAATATTTAAATCAATTATTCTTTGGGCTAAAATAATTTCATCAATTTCCTCGCCTCTGTCCAACGCCATCTTTAAAACTTTAAAAATGGTTTGGTTAACCTGACTACTCTCAGTATAAAAATCTTTTTCAGAAATATACGGAGCCACCTCAGCATAAACAGAGGGGATTTTAATTAAGCCAGCGAGCACATGTTGCTCTAGTTCATATGAGTATATCATCGTCTAATTCTACCACAGACGACGGGGATTGTCAATAACTTTTATTCGTCTACTTGACCGAAGCTTGTATCAATATCGGTTTGGGTCGCTTGCTTTAAATATTCCTCCATAGCTTTGCGTAATCCCATCTCGATAAGTTGGCTTTCGGTCTTAGAATAAATCATCGGAGTACCATCCTGCCCCGCAAAAATCAACAGAAACCCCTTCCCTGCGTCACCGTTGCCGGAAAAATTATAGAGTTGCTCTAGTGTATTCTCCGGAAGATGAAAATTAGGAATATTTTCTGGGTCTAAATTGAAGTCGTCCATGTTTTATTATACACTTTATATATCGGTTTGTCCACTTATAAATATACCCCTTGAGACTCAAAAAGAGTTTTGGTAAGGTCATCCTCGGGGTAAATTTCCACTAACTTAATGGCATTTAATTTGCAGAAATCCAGTTTTTGTTGATCGCGCCTTAATTGTTTTACAAATTCGCCTCGCCGTTGATGAAAAAACGGTACATACTTAGTGTGTTGCCTGCCTTGAACTTCTACGGCAATTTTTTTAGTGGCATTATAAAAGTCTAAAGTCATGCGCGTTCCCACAATAGGAAATTCCTCGAAAACCACATAATTCTCCCAATATTTTTTAAGAAATTGTTTGGCGGCAAACTGGCATTTACTGCGACTTTGTTGCGGCCAGTTTATTAAATAGTTTTTAGGTTTAGGGAGGCGCTTCAGGGAACCCGTTAAGGTTTTGAACTTCATGTGTTATCTTTAGAAAAGGTAGAGAGCATATCTTGAAAATATTTAATTAAAAATTTTCGCAACTCTTCGTTTTCCTCTAAAAGGGTATTTAGCTTGGGTTCCCCTTGTATTTTATCCGGAATTTCTATCCCTTCTTCTTTTAAAAGGTTGGTGAGTTCTATGTCGAGGGTTATCCACGCCCCTTTGCGGTGAATAAACTCCCACCCGTACAACATATCGATTACTTCTCGTTCCACCCAAATAGAATTACCGCCTTTTCTCCCATAACAAATAGGATATTCTAATACATAGTTAGTTTTTTCATTAGGAGATTTCTTGACCGTCACCTTAACGTTATGTCCTAAAATTTTATTTTTTATTTTATCTATGGGTTGGGTTTGGTTTTCAAGAATTAAGTCTTTTTTAAACCTTGGTTCAAATTCCAGTATATAATTAGCAAAATGAAGGAGGGCATTCCCTCCGGTGGCGGTTGTTTGTCGAATTGGAGCTTTGCTATACGGATCTAATTTAATATCAGCCCGCACTTGCGAAATAAAAATAGCCATGTGGCCTCTTTTCGCTAAAGCAATACTCATTTTTTGCATAAATTTAGCACCTAAAAGAGCGCCCCCGGCCACCTTGTGGGCATCACTAAAGCTTTTATTTAAATCCTCTTTCATTATAAGGCCATCCAGAGAATCTAAAACAAAACAATATTTTATTTTTTCTTTATTATTCATTATGAGAGCTTGGATTAATTCCACCACGGTCTCATAAATATTACTTTCAAATACAAAACAACTCCCGTCTTCCCAGTCTTCCTCGCTGAAGGCAAATTTCACACCACTGCGATCCCTCATTTCTTTAGGTAGCCGCCCTTCTGCTTTAATGTAGATACCTCTAGAGTCCGGCATCCCGAGAAAGTTTTTCATAACTTCCAGGGCTTCAGATGTTTTTCCCCCTTCGTTCATCCCAGTAAAGCGGTGGAGGCCTGGACCAAATCCTCCGTTTAACTCAAAATCAAATTTTAAACTACCGCTAGAAACTCTGTAGGTAACTTCTTCTTCGAAATTATAGTGATGGTCTTTATTTTCTTTTAAGAAAGACTCTAAAGTTTCGTTGGCTGTACCCATTATTCGTTTAAAAATGCTCTAATGCTTTTAGGTATGGAAAGACGACGATCTTCGCCAATCTTTTCTCCTAAATTATATGATACTGGAGAGGGAATCTCAAAAGTAAATTCATTATATTTTCGCTTTACCTGATATTTACCAATAGCCGTCAATAAATAAGCCAAACTCGGAACCCTCTCTCCAAAATTAACCTTGCTCCAAAAATCCAGATCAGGGTAGTCAGCTAACAATCGCTTTAATAGGGTCATTTCCCTTGCCCAAAAAGGTCTTTTGTTTTTAAGAGGAACCTCTACTAATCTTTCTATAATCCTTTTCTTGTCCGTTTGTTTCATTTTATATAGTCCACTATAGCCGCTGAGCTATTTTAATTTTTTTTCTTTTATTAAATGGTGGAGGTGGCGGGAGTCGAACCCGCGTCCTGAGTATCTTCAAGCATATACATCTACAAGTTTAGTTTATTTTTTTTAATGTTATGATATAAACGTCCAACATCCTGTTTCAGTTATTTACAGTTTGTGATACAAGTAAACTTTTATCTGTTTTGCAGATAGATTACCCCTGCCTCACCCTATCTGCGTCAAGAGGACAGAGGTGGCAGCATCTAGGCTGCCAAGGCGGCCTTACGGCGTTTAAAACCGAAGACCTTCACACGAGCTTTATTGCCATGTAGAGAGTTGCACTTTTGTAACGAAGCCCAGTGCGTCTCCGACTTGCAGTATAAGAATCCAATATCAGTCGAATCCAGTACACCCCCAAAATTTACAAAGAACAAGTATACTACTATACAGTTATTTTAAACTTTTGTCAAGCTTTTGATCTATTTTTTTCTTGATATAACGAAAAAACTTAGGCGGATAAGGAGAGAGAGCACGATATAAAAAAGGTACAATGCAAATTGTTACAATAATCACCACAATGGTTACAAAAGGGAAGATGTGAGTAACTTCCTCGGGTGCAAATGTAGGGGCAACGGAGCCATCTTCCGTTTTGCCTTCTCCTTGACGAGACAGAGCGCTCTTTCTGAAAGGATTTTTACTTGGACCAGGCCCCGGGGTGTAGCACCCTCCAAGCAGAAAAAATAAATATATAATTAAATTTTTCATTTGCCTGTTACCATCCAACCATTACTGTCTGCATCCTTATTGTCACGGGGAGAAGTAGATCTTTCTATTTTTTTTTCTACCACCCCGGCAGGCGGCGGGAGGTTGGGGGATTCAGGAGTCGTTTTCTCTGCCTCTTTAGGGTTGGGAGGTTTGTGTTCAGCTTTAATGTGATCCGATAATTTATCGTAAGGGCGCCCAAAAGCCTTAGTAAGGGACATATGGGCAGCGATTACCAAAAGTATGGCTAGGGGATCAAAGACAAGCATTAAGACCAATATAATGGCTCTAACAGCCTTGTCGGCAGCTAATTCAGACCCGCCCATATCCTGAATGGCCTCCGCTACATATTTCAAAGGCCCAATTTCCGCTTCTAGGGCACGAATTTTTTCACCATAACTAAGTTTTTCTTTTTCAAATTCGGTTACTCGGTCCATCGCATCACGAATTAAACCATTAGTTTTTTCCACTTCAGCTTGTAGGTCTTTGACATTGGTACCCCCTTGAGTCCGGAAAGCTTTAATATTGTCACGGAGAGTCGCAATTTCTAAGTTAACGGCTTCCCTGAATTTTTCAATATTATCATTATAGGTTTTAATGCTGGCAGACAGTTCGAGGCGCTCTGGCCCTTGTTGGGCTTTTAGTTCTTCGATTTTTTTCTTTTTATTAGAAAATAAACCACCACTGGAAGCCTGTAAGGTGGTAAGGGCATCATCTAATTCTTTTCTGCGAGATGTTAATTTATTAATTCTTTCTTGTTCTATTGCAACATCTTTGTCGAGGCTACTTAATAATTGGGCGATGCGCTTCTCCTCGCGTTCTATTTCTATGTTAGATTGATTACCTGTATTATTTAAACGATCCTGCGAGGCAGAAACATAATTTTCGTATTGAGTTATTAAACCCTTCTCTTTAGAGATTTTAGTTTCCAGGGTTTGTATTAAGGTTATTTCATGGGTGGTTTGAGCTTGGTGTTCAATATGTGATTTACTTAAAAAACCAAAAATTCCCAAACTCGTAATCCCCATTAAAACTAAAACAGCAAAACATAAATAACCCTTAACTACCCAGGGCGCAATCTTCCAATTACGGTGCAACCATACCGCTGCAATAACTTTCCCCAGTTCCAACACTATCCCCATTATCACCACAGAGACTTGCGATCCTGGGAAAATAGTCGCTAAACCTAAAATACTAAAATAAGCCCCCACGCAAGAAATGCTGAGGGCGGATAACAGGGTTGTGATTGCAAAAATCACGAAATTTAACTCAAAGGAAAACTATCGGGGTTTTCTATTTTTTTACGATCCGAATCGCTTAAAGGGCGCGGACTGGTACGTGCCCCCGGCATTCCAGAATGCCCCCCCATTACAATACCTACATTAGCAGGACACTGAGCCCCAACGGACTTCAGAAGAGCTGCTTTAGCTAATAAGGAACCGCCCTTAGTAACTCCGCTCCGGAATAAGTCGCAAAATCGACGTAATTGAGTCATTCAGGCGCCCAACCTTAATAATCATGGCGCTCTGAGACATTAAAGGCGCCAATAACATTAGTCGTATCGGTCACACTCGGGTCAGGAGACATGATACGGACCCGCCCCTGCTGAAAATTCCAAGTATCATAGATCGCAACACCAGTTTCCCATGCGTCGGCGGAATACCCTGTGTGAACCCCTGACTCAATAACCGCCCAGTTTGTTCCATCATTAGAAACTTCAATAACAAAAGCTCCGCTGATACACTCCCCCCCGGCGGCTTGAATCCAACCAGCATCTGGTATAACCGACGAAGCTGTTAATTGATAGGAGTGTTTGGACAGCGCACCTAATTCGTCAGTCGCTAAACTAAGGACGGTGGAAGTTTTTGTGGCATTAACCGCAGTGGTATCTTGTGATTGAGGGACGCGCCCAAGCCTGCCAGTAACGTTAATGTCACCACTGACGGGAACATCGTGGGTATTCAGCCCCCCCACTGCAACCGAATCACTCGGCCACTCTAGGTCCACTGCTACAGAAAGATTTTCAACATTAACATCAATTCCGGTTTGAGGCTCCCATTGAGCCGTAGTGGGATTGTAGTTATACGCCAAAGACATGGTGGGGCCATGCCCCAAATTGGAAATATCCGTTATATTATTAACTCCCATAATAAATCTTATACACTAAATTAAACCCAAAGCATCCCCTTTTCTTATTGAATCCCATTTTACTGCGGCATTGCTGGTTTTTTTTCGTTTTTTATATTGACTCAAACACACGGCAACCCGCTGCTTTGAATCCGAAAACTCTTGCTTCATGATGTCATCGCTCATACAGCGTTGAACAAAGGAGTTTTTTTCTTCGCCAGAATTTTTAGTAGGGAGAGGCATTTTACAGTATTACACTTAAAACCGCGAAGATTTACCTGTTATTTAAAAATCATCCTCTAAAGCGCCGCTTTGCTGGTATTCCCTTACACGCCTTTCAAAGAAATTTCCCATAGCCTGCACATCCACCACTTCACCTAACCATGGAAAGGGGTTTTTGTCGCTAGGAAAAGAGTAATCTAACCCAATACCTTCCAACCGACGATTCCCGATGTAGTGCATGTAATCCACGAACATCTCGGCATTTAAACCTAAAATTCCCGTCGGTAACACGTCGTGGGCATAAGCTATTTCAAGCTCCACGGCTTTACGAATGTGTTCAATGAATTCACCTTGGATAGTTTTAGTCCAGATGGAAGGGTTTTGCTCGATAATAGTATTAATTAAATAAGTCCCGAAGGCAATATGACTGCTTTCATCTCGTAAAGTGTATTTAATCTGGTCCGATACCCCTTGCAGTTTGTTTTGTCTACCAAGAGCTAAGAGCATAGCGAAACCACTAAAGAAAAAAGTTCCCTCACAGACTATATAATAAGTGAGAAGATTTCTTAGGATTTCTTGTTTCCCTGCTTTCGTGTTGGGGTTAAAATCTTGACGACTGATATCCGTCGTGATTTCCATAAGGAAGTCGTCTTTGGCTTTAATGCTGGGAATAGTTTCGTAAGCATTAAACACTTCTTCAATATCCAATTCCAGGCTATCGCAAATATAAACCACGGTAAGGTTATGCAAACTTTCTTCAAAAGCTTGACGCAAAATGTACTGGCGACATTCAGCATCCGTAATAAATCTAAAAGCAGAAAGAAGAAGGTTATTGCCCACCAAAGACTCGCTTCCCGCAAAAAATCCCAAACATCTCTTGACGAGGAGTTTTTCATCATGTGTGATTTCATTATTCTTCCATTGTTTAATGTCATCTTGCATGGAGATTTCTGTGGGCATCCAATTGTTGGCGCAACTTTTAATAAATAAATCCCACGCAAATTTATGTTTATGCGGTAAGATTCGATTTACCCCCGCAAGATCAGGGGTGAGTAATTCTCCAGTTTTATCATCCATAACAAGAGCCTATATAATAACAAAAACAGGCAGACTTGTCAAGAGTTATCTTTTTTTTCCAGGGACAGCGTAAAAACCCACAACCATAAAGCATAAATCCATAAAAGAGCTTAACAATAGCCCCCCCGTTAAAGTTACCACCTTCCAGTCTTCACCCCCAAATACCCAACTAAAAAAGCCCCATTTGGCGGAGTCCCCTTTAGGTACAATAATATCATAAGTAATAGAGGGGTTATGGGCATAATAAACCATTAAATAACACATAGTAAAAGTAATCGACATAAATAAAATACGTCGGGTTACTTTTACAAACGGATCATGCGCCTGCTTAAGCTGGTTCTCCAGCATAGCTTCAACAATTTTTTGATCCCGTGCAGCCAACATCATTTGATCTTGGCGTTTTTGCTCTAGCCATGAGTTGATCATGTTGCAGGCAAGTTTAATGCCCGCTCCAATAATAGTATTTAGTATAGGTCCCACATGGGATTATACACTTTTTATTGGCAAGATTCGCAAACTTCTCCGTTAGAAAGCGCTTCTAAACTGCAAGCCTCCGATTCTGTTTGGGGTGTTTCGATGGTAGATTTTTCTACTTTAGTTGCCGCTCTGTTGCGTAAATAATAAGTAGTTTTTAAGCCGGCTTCCCACGCTTTCATGTATAAATCATTGAGATGCTTTAAGGAAGTAGATTTGTTATATAAATTAAAACTGATAGATTGATCTATCCATTTTTGCCTGACAGCATTGATTTCAATTAATTTAAACATATCTCGATCAAAAGCGGTTTTATACTTTTCCTTAAGATGGAGAGGGATATCACCGTTAAGAGAGTAAACGTCACCATCCACACTCTTAATTAAGCGGGCTAATTCCGGAGACCAAAGATTGTGTTTTTTTGCATCGCGAACAAAATGTTCGTTGGTTATATAAAAATTCCCACTCTTACACTCATAAACAAAAAGAACAGAAAAATTTGGTTCAATACTCTGTTCCACCCCATTGATGTATCCAATGGTGGCCGTTGGCGCAATAGCCATCACATTAGAATTACGCATTCCATGTTCTTTGATAGAGTCTCTTACCTCCTGCCAATTAAAAGTAGTTTTATGAGTTTTTTTCTGCCCCCTATAAGACATTAAATTATTCCAACTATCAAGAGGAAGAATGTTTTGATCCCACAACGACCCAATAAATGATTCGTAAGACCCTCTTTCGGCGGCGAGTTGACTACTTGCTAGAATCGCGTGTCTGCTATAAAATTCAAAAAGTTTATCGTTAAACTTAAGAGACTCCGGCGAGTCAATTTGAATATCTAAACGATGTAAAACATCATGAACCCCCATTAAACCCAAACCAATAGGTCTATGTCGTAGATTAGAGTTAGATGCTTCAGGGGTAGGATAAAAGTTGAGGTCTATTACATTGTCCAACATGCGAATAGCTAAATGAATAGTCTCCTCAAGTTTAGTCCAGTCCATATCTTGATGGGAAAGCTGACCCTCCTTGCTGTAGGATTCTCTTAAATGATTAAACACATTAACTGAACCCAGATTACACACTGCTGTTTCGCCTGTCTCTACTTTTTCCCCTTGTTTATATTGAGAGGCTTTGGTATGTAAAGTTATCTCTGTACAAAGATTAGAGCTATGAACCACGCCCTCATGTTGGTTGGTGTAGCGAATATTGCATGGGTCTTTGAAAGTATTCCACGGATGCGAGGTCTCAAACAATACTTTTAACATTTTTTTCCATAACTCTTTCGCTGGAAGCTTATGAAAACTTTTAATTTCCCCACTCTCCGCTTTCTTACAATAAAATTTATATTTTTTATCAAAAGCCTCCCCATACAAATCATGCAGTTCAGAACATTCTCTCGGATCAAATAGATACCAGTCCTTTTCTTGCTGCACCCGCCTCATAAAGATATCAGGTATCCACGAAGCAGTATTCATGTCGTGACAACGAAGTCTGTCATCCCCAGTGTTTTTACGTAGACTCAGAAAAGCTTCATAATCAAGATGCCACGGCTCTAAATATGCACAGCCCGCACCGGGACGCTTACCCCCTTGATTTACCGCAACTAAAAGATCATTATAAATCTTAAGCCACGGAACCAACCCGCTGGAAATTCCATTAGTTCCTTTAATGTAAGAGCCAGTAGACCTAAAAGGCGTAACATCCAATCCAAGACCCCCCGCATATTTCGACTTGCGAGCCTCTTGCCATGCTCCATCAAAAATTCCATCTATACTATCGTCAAAAGTATTTAAATAACAAGAGCTAAGTTGAGAATGACTCGTGCCACTATTAAAAAGAGTGGGGGTGGAGGTTGTATATCTAAATTGGCTCAAAAGATCATAAAATTTAATAGCCCATTCTTCTTTATCCTTTTCGTTAATTGCCAACCCCATGGCCACACGCATCCAAAAGCATTGAGGAGCCTCCATAATTTTATTATCTTGACGAATAAAATAACGATCATAAAGAATTTGGATGCCTAAATATTTAAAGCGCTGATCTCTACTTAACTCTAGAGAATCACTTAATTTCTTAAGATCAAAATCCAATAATCTTTTATCTAACCTTCCTTCCTTTACAAGACCTTTAATGTTTTGAATAAAAGACTTGCGGTACTGTAAGTTAAAAGTGTCAGAATCCACACCTTCTTTAAAAACTTCTTTGTAAAGACAGTTAAGAAGGAGGCCGGCGGCAGCATAAGAATACTGTGGCTCCTTCTCTATTTTTTCTCGGGCCGATAAAATAAGAGCTTGGTCAATCTCCGCTGTAGTAATCTTGTCATAGAGTTGAAGTTGGGCATCTAGAACTATCTCGCTAGCTGAAACTTCTTTTATGTTTTCACAGACTCTCTGAGCGCTAGCATTAATCTTATCGACTTCAAAATCTTCCAAACGGCCATTGCGTTTTTTAACTTTTATATCCATGATACGGGTATTACTACACAGGAAAATAGTCCCCTGTTTTTTCTTCAGTTATATTGTGAGTTTTTCTTGTTTAACCCCAAAAAAAGTGTACGGGTCTGGCTAAAATAATTATTCCAGCCTAGGGTTTTAAAAACACTATCATACCAGAAAACCTCATCACTGGCAAGTATAAAAAGAAAAAGTTATTCACAGTCTCTACGAGAGAAGCGAGTAATCGTGCTGGTACATTTTTTTTACCAACCCTTTAAAGTCTGTATGACGCTCCCAACCAAGTTCTTTTTCCGCTAAAGAAGGATCCCCGCAAAGCTCATGCACCTCGGCGGGTCGATAGAATTTAGGGTTTATTTTAAAGATAAGTTGGCCTGACGGGGAGTGATAAAAACATTCATGCTCCTTATTTCCCCGGGAATAATATTCGATACCGGCTACAGCTAAAGATTCTTCGAGAAATTCTCTTACACTATGCATTTCCCCACTTGCTAAAACATAATTTTTAGGTTGATCTTGATTTAACATCAACCATACGCCACCCATAAAGTCTTCTGCGTCACTCCAATCACGTTGAGCCTCTAAATTTCCTAGTGACAAAACTGGGATTTCGGTAGAATTATTTAACGCAATCTTGATTTTAGCCACTCCATCACTAATCTTGCGGGTAACAAAATCTAAACCGCGCCGAGTACCTTCATGATTGAAAAGCCATCCCTGTACCGCATAAAGACCATAGGACTCCCTATAAACTCTAACTAAATGTCTAGCGGCACATTTCGCCGCACCATAAGGAGACTGGGGCAACAAGGGGTGCTCTTCGGATTGGGGCGAATGAATTACATCACCAAACTCCTCCGAAGACCCCGCATTATAAAAACGACAATCTGGAACAAAACGGCGTACAGATTCCAGAATATGTAAGACCGCATCAGCATCAGTGCCCCAGGTTTGAATGGGATATTTCCAGCTCCCCGCCACAAAAGACTGAGCTGCAAAGTTTATAAAGTAATCAGGCTCAATGTCAATGATAACATCTCTGATGCTGTGAGCATCCATAAGATCCATATCAATCAATTCAAAACGTTCTTCATTTTCTAAGTGAAGGATGTTTTCATGGTTTTTAACGCTAAGCCTACGAATGGCTCCATAAATTTTATGAGAAGTCTTTTTGAGTAGGTAATCCACCATGTGGCTCCCATCCTGGCCGGTAACCCCGGTAATGATTATTTTTTTCATATTAAGATTCCTTATTTATTTAAGCCTGCATTAGTATATCTAATGTAGACGAAATATCCACAATATAATTTTGGTCAAAAAGCGGATTCTCTTGAGCACGGCCACTTTTTCCTCCGGGATTAGGGTTATGCACTAAAGAAAAAGAAGGAAAGAAGTATTTAGAAAACAGTCTGTCGGTCCCCATTAAGCGAGGCCAAGAATTACGATAATCTACTTCGAGAATACAAATATTTTTATTCATTAATAAAAGATTGGTCATATTAGCCCCCGTGGGGGAGATGAAAATTTTACAACTGTTCAGAAGTAGGGCTTGATCACGGAAACTTAAATTGGCTAAAGTGTCTACAATTTTTACGGAAAAGCCAATCTTTTTAATTTCCTCTGCGAGCTGCGCGGCATTTAAGATTATGCGAGAGCCCGCCTCTTCTCGGGTGTAGATAATTACATCTTCAGCCGGAGGGGGTGGTAGCTTTAGGGTTGTAGAAATTAACTTATATAACAGATGCGCATCCCCGGGATATCGCAACAATCTATCTTCCCCTAAAATAATAAGTTCTTCAAAGAAATAAACTTTTTCGGTTTGATAAACCACCTTAATGTTAAACTGAGACAGCGCGCATAAAAATAAAGAATTACACCAATAGTTGGAGCCAGTTTTAAATGTACCCACAGCATCCATATCGCTTAATTGAGGAAAGGCTGGGGTCTCCAGGGAGTCGCTTTTTACATTAATTAATAAAGTGTCAATCCCCGCACTATTCTCTCTCAAAAAATGAAAAAAATTCAAGAAAGTATCGTAAGTAAAATGAGCTATATTGTGAACATGTAGTTCATAGCGAAGAGTAGTTCCCTTAAGATGTATAAAGTTCTCAAAAGAAAGGGGTTTATGAAAATTATATAAGCGATTTTCAATGGAAGTAAAGTTTCCAAACAAATCAGTACCATTATATATTCCTTTATGGGAATTTTTTAAAAATACATTCCTAAAAGATTTCATTACTTGTGAAGGGTTTGGTAAATTTTAAGAAGGAAGTACCGCGCCAAAGACGTACTGCTAAAATACTTGAGGGCTCGCTCACTCATTTTTTTAATCCGAGTTTCAAATTCGGAAGGGTGGGAATATAAATACAAAGCTTTTTCTACGAGTTCTCTATAATCAGTGCACTCCGCAAAAGAGTCGCATTCTGATAAAGGATATTCAGAAATGTCTATAGGAGGCTTCGTGAATAAAAAATAACTACCACTTGATAGGGCCTCCCAGGGGCGCTTGGAATCCCAAAAAGGCCAATGGTCAATGCCCCCATATAAAATACATTTACAGTTTCCCAGGGCGCTTACATACGCGGGATTGGAGGCCCAGCGGTGGTAGGAATGTATGTTCTGATCTTTGGAGGCCATAGCTGAAATGGGAGAAGGGAACTTCGGGTCACCATAAACTTTACCATAAAAAGTATTTCCGGGAATCAACCCCCTCGCTACTAAAGCGTCCACCTCATTCCGTTTTTGGCCGGGACCAGAAATGTGGGCAAAATCTATCTCTCTATCCTTAAAGGAGCGCGACTTGGGATTTTTATAAAAATCCGTAATTCCAAAAGGTAAATAAAAATTGGCCTCGTGGGAGGAGGTAAATTGCTTCTGAGAGGTGAAGAGAATATCAGGGGTATAGTTTCCTAAGGGAAGGGCCCACCGCTCTAAAAATACATCCTGGGTTAAGTCCGAGGGCACACATTTACCATGGTCATCTACAAAAGAGTTGGCTTTCTTAATCCATGTGTCGTTACCATTTACCACATCACTTCCATCCACCATTATTTTAATAAGGTTAGAGGGAATTAAATCCCATCGGGTGCCCCACTGCTGCCCGCTTAAGCAAAAATCATAACCTTCACTAGCGGCAGAAATGAGGTTTTCACAAAACCAGGAATTTATGTTTGATTTGAAAACGTCAATTTGAAACCCTAACTTATATAAACCCTCTAAAATTGTAATGACGGGAGCCTCGTAACTTTCGGAACCAACGAAAAGAATTTTTTTATTAAAGTTTTTTTCAATTCCCCGAGCTTCTTGAAAATATTTTTTAATAATCATGGAACTTTTGTATTATAAAGGGAGGTTATTAATATTCTAATAAAAGAACTGTAATGAAAGTGGTGATTGTCAAAGAGGCGTTAGATGAATTAGGGCCGTATTCATCTTTTGAATACAGGGGCATGTCATTTAAAAAATTATTAAATCAGTTTAAAACTAAAGCTAATGGGGTGCATACATTTTTAGCTTTTCAAGCCGATAGCATTATTCTTAACCAACCGCCTTCTCAAGGATATAAACAAAATATACCTCTAGAGCGTCAACAGAGGATTCTTTCCGCCACCACCAACACATACAATTTAAAAGACATATCGTGGGGAAGTTATGATGTGGTGTGGTGTCGCGATGCTATACTGGGGGAAATTGATACACTCAGAAAAAACTACCCTCAAACCTTATTTATTTATGAAAATGTCGAACACGCGTTTGCGATAATGGATCCTCGGTATGACATAATTTTAAATCATGTGGATTTTTCATTTACCGGAAAACCCAACAAACAAGGTTTAACGCCCTTTCCTTATGTAATAAATCCTGCAATTTTAAGAAAAAATATAAACTGCAGCAAAAAAAGGGGGGTTTATCTAGATAGTAGAGACATCTACGAGTACGCCGAAGAAAAAAACATTAAAGATAAATACAAAAATCTCCAACAAAAATTTAAAACTTTTAATATAAACCTAAACTCTCTTATTCCAAGGCCAGAATTCTGTTATAGGGAGGTAAATGATATACAGTCCAATACCTATAATTATCTGAAGCGCGTAGGAGAAGCCGAATATTTTGCTTTATTAGCTGACCGAGAGGGGCAAGCATTGGTAGAAGCCGCCGCTCTAGGATGTATTGTAATTGGTAACGGGACGACGACACAATCGAAATTAATTTGCCATCCAGTATGTAGGGTGGAAAAATTTTTAGATGGGGGTCTTTTAAGGAATAAAATACTAGCCTTGCAAGAAAACGCCCCTCTTAAAAAAGAAATTTTAGAATACCAAAATACCGTTTTAGATAATTACTATTATAAATATCAAGAGCGCCTCATTCGCACCGCCCTTTATAATAAAAGAGGGTTAAGGGTTGCGTTTTAACTGAAGTGCTGTAGATAAAATATTTTGTTGGTATTCTACAAAATAGGTTTGGAGTCTTTGATTTTGATAGAGTAGTATTTCTTCTTGAAGTTGGGGGTTTGATTCGAGCTTAAGTATGCGCTCTTCGACCTCCGAGTAGGGTTGAAAAGAAGAAAAAAGAGTAAAAGGATGGCATAGGAGATTGTGGTTGGGTGAACGAGTGGTACCAAAGCAAATACAATTTAACCCTGCGGCATCCACTAAAGATTGACCTAACCTACCGCTAGTTGAGGAAAAATATTTACTTTCCGCCAGTAAAGATAAATATTGAAAGCTGTCGGACTCACCACTCGGAGATACGCATAATCCGTTAAGGGAATTCTTGAGATTACAGACTTTCTTAATGTTTCGATCCGCCTGGATGTGGTTTAATTTAGCCACCACCTTTATTTTGTCGGAGGAATAGCTAGGCGAAGAGGCACTCAACTCTGCCCCCAAAGCATAGTGCATCAGATCCCTATAGTCTATGTATAGCTGTATTTTTTTATCGCAAGAAAACTGCTTTCTCATTTTAGCTGGAGAACGCGGATAGGGAAATGGGATTTCCTTGTTTAATTCTTGGAGTAATATATCCCGGGGTGGGTGGTCGTGGCGCAAAATCAAATCATAAAAACGTGAATTGGTGGGACAGAACCCACGACTATGCTCAACTTCCTCATAAACAAAAAGAGTAGTGGGGTATTTAACCTTATGGGATTGAATGTTTTTTAAAATAGGGTCACGACACCATACTACATCATAATTTTCAAATGGAATCTCTTGCTCGGATTTTACAGTCCCTAAGGTGGCGTGATAAGTATTGGTATAATTATCTTCTAAAGTGTTGGCTTCAATAATGTCGCATTCATGCCGGGCAAAGTTGTAGCTGTCTAAAATGTAATGGTCGGCTTCGAATAACAAAAAGGATTCTAAGCCATTAGTTTTGGTGTTATGGAGCTTTAGTAAATCTTGAAATTTTAAATCCCTATAGTTGAAAGAGGTGGTGGGACCCAGGACGTCATAATATTGTTTGATTATACAGACTTTCATTTTTTTTTAGATTTATGTGAAAATTAATTGAATATAAAGCAAGAAATATTATGGCGTGCAACAAGATTATTATAAATAACATGGCGGAGATTGATGCCTATTTGCAATCTCAAGACACTGAAAACTGTAATATCGCTAACTATGTATGGTTGGAGTATGGTTTTTATCCTATATTCTTTAATGAATTGTTTTATGAATTTTTTAATAATTTGAAGGGGAAATATATTGGGTTATGTTTTGAGGGACAAGAAATCTTATACGAAGACAAAGTAGATGACTTGTTGATTTTGAAAGATTTTATAGATACTCGCAAAACCTACCTAGATAATAAAGAAACTCCGCTACTAATTCAAAACTTTAATTCTATAAGCGATAGGGGTATTGCTTTTTGGTATACGTTGCGTAATTTCGATGAAAATGAATATGCTAATGTTGTATACAAATATAAATATAAAAACATCCTACACCCTTTAGGTAAAGATGATCCCTGGAGGCTCGGGTTGTTTTCGTGTTTAAAATTTTGCTATGCCACCGGAGAGAAAGAGTTTTGGACAACTGAAGATACATTGTGGAAAACTTCGGGAACCCTGGGGTGGCGACTCGATAGATGGAGGCAAGATTATAAATTCCCAAATATTCTACCCTTTGACACCAACGAGTACTATGCCATTTTCGTAAAAAATACCTGGAAAACGCGCAACTTTAGATCGAACAATATTCAAGACATCCTCGTGGGAGACAGTGGGGCTGAGGGGCAAAGAGGGTTTGGTTTTGTGGATACGGGGTTTTATAAAAACCTAATAGAATATATTTTAAAAAACAATAAAAAATTAGTTATTATTAGCGACCTAGTAAAATACCCCATACCCGTTCACCCTAATATAGAAGTTTTTGAGATGAAGGGCTTTTTTGATATAAAAAAATATTGCGCCGTGGTCCATAATAGTAAAGCGTTTCTAACCTCTTCTACCTCGCCATTAGATTTAGCGTCTTATTATTGTGATACTAATATAGTCTGCCTCGACGACCAGCAAAATAAATTTTCCTGGGTAGAGCAAATATTAAAAATCAAAAATAAAAAGGGGCTGGCCTTTGATATGCAGCATGATAGCTTCGGGAAACTCAAATCTTTCCTCGAAGAGTTAGGATAACTTAGAGCTCAGATATTACTCTCCCCTCTAAGGGCATCATAGGTATATCGGTAGGCTGACCCCAAAGCTGATGGTAGGGATAGGAAAATAAATCGGTAGAAGGTATCTTGTTTATATCGCAGCGCACAAAAGCCATGTTGACGTGATTTAGCCAGACTAAATCATAGCCTTTCAATGCTCCCAGCTCCAAGAAGGCTGGCGCAGAGGCGCCATAATAACGGATATTGTTGAGGTGGCGATAACCTGGCTCATATCGCATAACACAACTTTCGGAATGATTGGAATTGTATTCCACTAAAACCACCTGTGGTTGATAGTTTAAATTTTTCCAAACCCACCAATCAATACTGTCGATGTCAATGGTGAAGAATTCAAAATCTTCTTTAATGTTATGAGCTTTTAGGTGAAAATTTACATTTGTAGAATCGTCCTCGCAGGTAACAAAAGAGTTAATGCAAATGGCATCGTGTCCAGCCAAATTTTGTTGGGACTCTTGAGATTTTTGAGAGTCTCCTTCTATGCAGAGGCCTCGCCAGCCTTTTTCTAGGAGCAATTTAGTATTACTAAGATAAACGCCATCCCACGCCCCCACATCAACAAAAACTCCTTTTTCTATCCCTTGACGCTCAAAAATCTCTTGTAATACTCCATCTTCATTATTTTGGCTATATTTAGACCAGGGATATTTTGTTAAAGAACTCATTGTAATATATTGGCATAGGGAATATTATTCTCTAAATGAAAGAGGTCAGAGGGTTTTACCTTAAATTGGTTCATTAGAGCGGTGGGAACAACGTATAGTTTTCCTACGCCTATACAATGAGGCCTAAGAGAAGGATGATAATTTTCGGCTGTATTTGAATAATAATAAACATAATCCCCCAGATTTTTCAGTGCATCCTTTACAAAACTTAGGTCACACGCTTGATCTTTGTATTTATCATATTGAAGGGGGCGGTGGGGGACATAAAAATCGTCAATTACAATAATCGCTTTATTTTTATAAACTTTTCCAATTTCCTGGAGTTCGGCATTAAGGGGCCAGTCATTTTCCCAATGGGCATCTAAAAAACATAAAATAAAATCGTGTTGTTCTTGGAGTAGGGGTAGTTGTTTGGATAAAAATTCTACCGAGTGGGATTTGGTAATTGAAATGTTAGCGGCACCAGCTTCTTTGAATTTCGCGGAGGAATAAGAAAACCATTCATCGGTGATTTCTACGGTGTGTACATTGGACGCGAAGGCAGAAAGCCATAAAGAAGTGTTTCCTGTATAAGTCCCGGTTTCAATACAACAAGATACTTTAAATTTCTCTAATAAAAGTTTTACTTGTTTTTCTACCTGAAGGTCACAATTAAATGCTCCTCCCTGATCATTTGCGTGAAACATGGAGTTTAGGAATTAGGGATTAAGCAAGTAGGTGGCGGAAGTAATTTATGTTTAGTATTAAGATGGCGAGCCGTATAAAGATCTAGGACTTCTTTTTGGCGTAGAGAGAGATTGGAGTAGTCTCCCTTGTGGATATCATAATAATTCAATGCCCACTCTAGTTCATCGTAAGAAGCGCCTATTTGGTCTTCGTCGGTCCTATTATCATCCCATAGGCCATCAGTGGGGGGAGCAGCAAGAATATCTTCCAAAATATCCAATTCTTTTGCCAGCGAGTAAACTTGGTTTTTGGTTAAATCCGCAATAGGACTTAAGTCCACCCCCCCATCCCCATACTTGGTAAAAAAACCAATTCCATAATCTTCAACTTTATTTCCCGTACCTAAAACTAAATAGTTGTGGGTGTTGGCTATACTATAAATAGCGGTCATCCTTAAGCGCGAGGCGGTATTAGCTAAAGCTAATTTATTTACACAAGAAGGGAAGGCCTCCACTAACGAATTAAAAGAGTCTGTCAGATCAATCGTGTAAGGTTTAATGTTGTTGAATTTCTCTTCGAGCCAATCAATATGATCCAGGGATCGGCTGTGCTGCGAAGCCTCTTGATTGATGGGTAAACTTAAGGGGATAACAGGTAGGTTGGTAAGAGCGCCTAAGGTGGAAGTTAGGGCAGAATCCACGCCTCCAGAAACCCCCACTACAAAGCCCTTGGAGCCGCTTTTATTAGCGTAATTAATTAGCCAGTCCGTAATATGTTTGGTGATTTCAGAATGATTCATGAATTTAATCCGTTTGTTTGTAAATAAAAAGATCTCCGAATTGTGCCTTAAGTACTTTAAGGACTGGAGCTCTTTCGTTAATATGAACTATATAGCCGGCAAGCGCAAGAGCTTCCGCGAATTTAAGTTGTTGGGATTCCGTGAGAATCGTTGACTCCGGTTTATAAGTTATGGGGCCTAGCTCAATAGGTTTAGTTTTATCGGGAAACTTTTTGATATAATCATCGAATTGATAAGTGAGATGAAGATCGTTCATTTCATCGGCGGCCTTACAAAGAGGAGCCTCTCTTCCACGGGATAACGCATAACGCCTTAAAGCTTTATTGTCTCGGGGAAAACACGGTCCTCCGTAGCCATAACCAAACCCCAAATATTTTGAAGAAATACGGGAATCTTTGCCTATTGCCCCCAAAACCTTATCGGGGCTTGCTCCGCTGGCTACACAAATATCCCCAATCATATTTGCATAAGAAATTTTTGTTGTAAGAAAGCAGTTGAGAGATAGTTTACAAATCTCCGCCTCAAGACAGCTGACGCGACAAAAAGTTGGGGTGTTGTTGGTCATTTTTTTGTAATGAGCCTCTATTTCATCCCCCCCCTCTACCGTTGATTCTCCAATTAACACCATGTCAGGAGAAAGTTGATCGCGTAAAATTGTGCCTTGGGCAATGAATTCAGGGTTATAAAAAACATTGTAATTATAAGCACTTAAAAGAGACTGAATTTTGTCACAGTACCCCGGGAAGGTAGTTGAGCAAATGATTAAATTACGCGAGGAATCCTGTTTGCCTAAAGAGATTAATTCTGTAATTAAGTTATCAATGCGACTGTGGTCATATTCTCCATTCGGTAAAGAAGGGGTATCTATGACCACATACAAAAACCTACTAAAAGAGACGGCCTCTTCTAGGTTTGTGGTGGCTATAAAATTATTGCTTTCCTTAAGGTATTTATTAACCCCAGGTTCATCCGAAGAAAAACTCTTTGAGTTTATAGCCTCCACGTAAGCGGTATTAATATCTACCCCTCTCACACAATACCCAGCCTTCTCTAGGGTGAGAGAAAAGCATAACCCTAATTTTCCTATTCCTATGACGCTGATGTTTTGTTTCATGATAGAGTTTTCCGGGACAAGCATATTTGTTGATCGGCATTATAGGAAGTAATAAAGTCTGCATCAACGATAGAGCAAAATCCTTTGGGCGCGGGCTTCCAGGTATCCGCTTTAAAAAATAGTTGGTCGTTATAAAGTTCATCGCTGTCGGGGCGAACATGGCGACTAATGGGGTCAGAGTGAATTGCTTGAACCGTAGCGGTGGCATCAATTAGCGGGATTCGACCAACTTTCGAAAGACCAATAAACCATTGGTCCCAGCGGAATTTAGGGACAATAAAAGGTGGAATGGTAACCCCACGTAAGAAATCGGTTTTAAAGAGAAAATAATCTATGCCACAGGGATCATGAATGGCCCCGTTCTCGGAGACGACCTTTTGTATGTCTTTTTGGGTCCAGGAGTCCGAAATTAAATGAGGAGAAAACCAGTCATAACGTTGACCCACCATAAAAAAATCCTTTACATTTTCTTGCAAAAAAGATGCAGACGCCAGAAAGTCAGGAAAAATCATTATGTCCGCATTAATATAACACATGTAGTCGGTAGAGACCACAGAAAGCATTGAGTCGAGAAGTGAATCTAAAAAAGGAAGGCCGCTTTCACTTAGAGACCCTTCGGGGTGGAGGGTTATATTGTAAGATGAAAGGAGCTCTTTAAACTCATCATTATCGGGACCCCATAAATGGACATCTACCCCTAAGCGGGCCCATGTTTTAAAGGCGTTAATTACGAGATAGTCGTCTGGAGAAACTACCCCTGAGGTGCAGCAAAAAGTTAGATTATTCATCGCGAATACAAATATTGTTAAGCGAGTGGGACCTCATTAGCTCGCGCTGCTCGGTTGTATTGCTCCAATCGCTGAAATTGATATAATTATAATGCTCTACCGGAATAACTTCACAATCGTATTTAAAATGAGATATAAAAGATTGAGGCGTATTTTCATATACAGGGAAATAGATTTTTTTTAACCCCGGAGCCATTTGAGAAAAAACCCTACTAAAGCTTCCGGCCCCACCACAAATAAAAATGCTAGCATTAAGTATAGTATTTATGTCTGTCCATAAGTCTTCGGTCTGAAGCGTGCAGTCCCACTTGGAAGATAAAAGATTTTCAATGACGGGGTTGGATTTATCTTCTGATACTAAAAGGATTTTTTTGGGATTTTCTTTTTCGAAAATCTTTAAAAAATAAGAAGCAGGAGATTGGAGAATGTGTCCGGGAGAAGAGGAAAAAATATCACCACCTCTAAGGTGAACCACGATATCATGAGTGTTGCTGGTTTTTTTATAATGAAAAAACGAGAAACAATATTTTTTAAGGACCTCCAAACGCTGGGACTCCACTTCACTTTGTGAAATGTCGAAGTGCTCCCAAATATTCCAAAAATCAGAGGAATATAAACTTTGGTTAACCAAACTATTCTCCGAATCTCCTCGGAAATCAAAATGGGTTGGGGATAAAATGGGATGATCTAGAACTCGCAAGGGAGATTTTATTTTTTTTGCTAAAACTATAGCATTAGATAATTGTAAAACATTATTACCCAAACGCCCAAACCAGGAGTCTAGGAAAAGTGGTTGACCTGTATCAGGGAGAGGAGGTGATTTGATCATATATCCATTTATAGGTTTTTTCAAGACCTGTTTCCAAGAAAACAGAAGGAGCCCACCCTAGAACCTCCTTGATCATCGTGTTGTCGCTATTTCTGCCCCTTACTCCTTGAGGAGCATTAAGGTTATAATTTCGCTTTAATTTAACGCCGGCAAATTTTTCCGCTAAATCTACCAGTTCATTTATAGAAACCATTTCGTCGCTCCCTAAATTAATGGGACGACTATCGCCTTGCTCCCAAAGTAAATTCATTCCTAAAATGCAGTCATCTATATACATAAAAGAGCGCGTTTGTTCACCGTCTCCCCAAATTTCAATTTCATGATTACCACTTAACTTTGCTTCTATAACCTTTCTGCAAATTGCGGCGGGAGCCTTTTCTCTTCCTCCTCTCCACGTTCCCAGCGGTCCATATACATTGTGATAACGGCAGACGCGGGATTCGATTCCAAAATCTTTTCCAAAATAATGAGTAATTATCTCGCTAAAGAGCTTCTCCCACCCATAACCGTCTTCAGGATTGGCTGGATAGGCGTCTGATTCTTTTAGGCCTTGTGATTGCGCATCTTTAACGGAAGATTGTATTTCCGCAGGATAAATACACGCGGAGGAACTATATAAAATTTCTGAAACACTATTATCTCGCGCCGCCATAAGGGCGTGAACTTGAGTTAATACGCTTTCCATGCAGAGGGCATGGTTATTTTGAATAAAGCCCATTCCTCCCATATTGCACGCTAAATTGTAAATGCGATCAATTCCTTCGGAAAGCCTATAGGCGTTTTCCTTTAGTCCCATATCCGCCTCTACATTTGTAGCTTCTGGTGAAAGTTGGTACCAGGCGTTTACTGGTTTGATATCGCTTGCTACCACCTCGTGACCTTTACTGAGAAGGTCCTTAACTAAATACCCCCCAATAAATCCACCTGCGCCAGCTACTAATGTTTTCATATCTTATATATTATTTAATGCTTTAGAAATTTCTAATTAAAATTACCGACACATCTTTGATTAGTGCATAGTAAGACTCTAGGGATAAAATTACCATTTTATTTGAGATGAAGAGGGGTTAAGTTATTCTTTGGAGAGCTGATTCATGTATTAAGGTATATTCCTTGTTATTGGAAGTGTATTGTGTCGTATAACCGTCGGCCCACAGGGACGCTAAAGCAGCTCGTGTGTCTTGAGGAGAAAAATCCGTGCAAAAATGATGGAACTCTATACAAACTTGAGGGATGCCGCTGTTTCCAATTTCTTCTATCATTTCGTACTCCGCTCCTTCTATATCTAATTTTAGAACCGCAATAGAAGAATTCTGGCTTATTATAGAAGTTAAGTTGAAAGCTGGTGCTAGGTGGTAATCATCACTACAATTCTTATTAGACTCAATAATAGACTCCGAAACATAATCAGGGTTCTTTTGCTTGAAAATTTTAACAGTAGACTCTCCCCCTCCCACAAGAGCCCCTTTAAGAAGGGTAAAATTGGGGGGATTCAAAGTTTCAATATACTGGTGGGATTTGGGGGTGGGGTCAATACCTAAAATTTTACATTTCTTTAAGGTAATTAAAGCCTCATCAAAGCTAATGTCTTCCCCTACACCCGCTGAAATAATAAGAGACTCCGACGGAACTAAATCCAAGCAGATGGCCCAGCCGCCATAGTCAGTGCCTAAGTAATTTAGTTGGATTTGTTTAGCGGTCATTAGAAAAAAGATAAGTTAAGATATTATTCCATAAGGAAGGGGGAACATTACTCATGTTTAAGGAATTCGCTTTAATTAAATTTGGGTGATCTAGGTGTTTAAGATAAATTGCACCTTCGCGGAAATAAAGTTTCTTTACCCCATTCTCCATCTCGTACCCTTTATCTGGCGCAGCTCCTACCATAAGGTTTTTGCCGGTTTGAACCAGGCATTGGTCAAAAGTTTCCTCAGCTATAATATCCTGTAGTAGCGTGGAGTTAAAATTAGTAGGCGGGTATATCCTTAGGGACCCATTGGTAGTGCATCCTGGTTTTTTGTATTCCCCATAAGCGCGCATCTCTGTAAATGAATAGTCCGGATGGGTGGTGCAGAACTCTTTTTTTTGAGTGTTTAAGTATTTTTCATTCTGAAAAAGATTATTAATGGTCTCTAGGTAGTTTTTTACAACGTTTAAGTTGTTTATAAACCCATTCATGCAAGCGCCATTACATTGCTCCGTGCAATCATAGGAGGTGAATTTAGATTGTTGCGAACTTAGGTCCGTGAGAATTAAAGTGTCTGAGTCAAAGGTCCAGAAACTCGTGTGTTGAGTGGTTTGGATAAAATTATACATGTAGAACCACCGTTTGAAGACGAACTTTATCCATTCAGCTGATTGGCCGCAACGCGGCCCTTTTATGAGTTGAAATACCCTATCAAAAAGTTTTGTAGCTTCACTGTTGTCATACTCCTTGAATGGGAAGAAAGAAACTTTCGCCTCCTCTGCATAAGGCTCGGTCCCCTCGTCTCCTAAGAGGTATATATCCAAGTCTGGATTAAAGCGCCGTGCTACTCCTAAGGTCGCCCTAAGGTAATTAGGGGGGTCTTTAATGTTGGTTTTATGTATGAAAACTAGGGGGGAATTAGGCATGATTCAGAGAGTTCTGGCGCTCTTTAATTAAGTTGAGTAGTTTTATTTTATTTTCCACCCCTTTTGTATAATTAGCGTGAAAAGCTCGGATATTTACCTCTCCAATGTGATGCAATAAGTCCGCATCTGAATAGGGTCCCGGATAAGGACGCCCTCCCGTAGCTAAACCTATACTATAAAATTCGTGTGATAGCACCCGGGCAGTAACTGTAGGTAGATAATAATTTAAAGCGACTTGATCATCCTCAAAAGCGTCCAGGTTTTCTAGGACAGTCTTAAAAAGCTTTAATGTTTTGTCGTTAGAACGGGCAACAAAAAAACCAGCACAGCATACGGTAAGATCATTTTGTAGAGCAATGTCCGCGTCAACCAGTTCTTCTATAAGTTTTTCTTTAAATCTTTGAAGAAAAATTACATCGCAGTCCGCATGAATAAAACAATCTCCCCATGTCTCTTCTATGCCTGTGATGATGAGTTGAACTTTTTTTCTCATGGTTTTGCTCCATCCTTCCGCATGATACTCTCCTGTAGGACATTCTTGTTCAAACTCTTTAGCGATCAACTTTACTCCAGGATCAACTGATAAACTTTTTTTAAAATAATCATGGAAGAGAGTAGAGTGTGTTGGGGTAAAAAAGGTATATAAATTCATGATAGTTGAGTGGGGATGGTTATACTCTGGTGTAAATTACAATTATTAAAATATCTTGAATAAATAGACCTTCCGTAATCCTGCATTTTCTTTAATGTATCAGGATCTTGAGGAATAGAATCTTTGATGGCGTGGAGATTGGATTCACTAATAAAGAGAGCACAGTTTTCCCATTCCACAAGCTCGGGTAAAGGAAGCTTTAATCCATCAGAAATTATAATGGGAATCGACCCGTAGGAAAGTGCTTCCCAAATACGTATTGTGCTGGGGCCGGTCCCCCTTGGGCAAAGTGAAAAACTACTATCCTTTAATAGATTAATGTAGGACTCTTTGCTTTCTATCTGTGCTTGTGGGTCTTGTTCAAAATGCCATAAGCCCGTGTCTTGGATAAAAAACTCGGGATCCTTTCCCCATAGAGAATAAATGGTCCGGCGAGAAACATGAGTGGAAAATGATCCTTGGAAGCTAAGCTTTACGGGTCGCGAATCAGTTGTTTTGAGAGGTGGAGGTGGTAGAGGGGAGTAATGGGGCAAGGGGAAGAAGTCGTCGGAAGTCGTCGCATGAGGGGTGAAAACCAGAGAGGCTGCAGGGAAGCTTAATAGCTTTACTTGAATATGTTGGCAAATGAAAACTAATTTCTCATTGGGGTATTGAGAATTAACTGAATTAATGAAGTGTTGAGCTGCGGGTAAACCATGGGAGTTTATAGTAAATGCGAGAGGTATTTTTACAAATACATATTCATCCGAGATTAGCTCATGGTCTTTTTCGAGATTTTCCCAAATGGTTTCTTCTGTTTTGACGGCGTCTGTTACGCCTTCGAAATCTTTAACAACAATAAGTCTCATTACCAATAACACCCTCCTTCGACAATGGCAGCTTGAGGAGGAATCTCTTGCGGCAAGGGACGTATCCAATGACCGTTGTAGAATCCAGAAATAACATTATGGTTGTCCCACCGTTTCCCTTTAATACCGAATAAGATTTGAGTAGCTCCCCCTAAGTGGACACCACTCTTACCTAAACTTTTACAAAAAGAAATTAAAGGTAGAGACCAGGCGCCAGCTCCTACGATAGCTATATCAAAATCTATAGTCTTGACAGCGTCCTGGAGTTTTAGTAACCCGTCTTCCCATGAAGAAAAGGGGGAGGGGGTCGTCGCAGCGGAAAAAGGAATTTTTAAAGTGGCGACTTTTACATTAGGAAACAGAGGTTTATCTCTCCAAACATCAGTAATTTTAGGAAGTTGGGTAGATATACTTTCTATAAAAGGAGAAATAACTAATAAAGTTTTACCTTCTAGGTATCTAGTCCAGGGATCCTCGTGGTAGTACGGCTCTAATCCTCTAGCATTACAGAAAGAAGACTGGGGAGAGGCATACTGTAAGATGAATTCTTCCAGTTCGTTTTGCCAAACTCCTGCAATATCTAAGGTTTTGAGGGACTCTAAAAAAATACCACAAAATTGAGTAAAGGTTTCGGGGGATGGAGGGAATACTCCAGCACCGTGAAAAAGTTCGATATGAGGGTAACTGGGCCACTGAATAGGGTTGATGCCGTGTATTTTGTGATGAAGGTAGTTACTAAGAGCTCTGCATTCCCCCGCACCCAGTTTGCCCGCAGAGAAAGGGTTGCCTTGAATTAAAGCATCTCGTATGAGATTATTTCCTTCTACTTCACTCATGTGGAACTATAATGTCTTCAAGTTTTCCGTAAAGAGGGCCGGTATATTTGTGGGTTTTGGCATATTTTTCTTTAATTGTACGTTCTTCATATTGCCTTCTGTATTGCACATCACTACCTGTGGAGACTCCGTCTGGATTGAAATAATATAAACCTAAAATCTGATTTACTTTTGCCATTATAGCACCTTTTGTGGCACAACGCAACCAAAATTCTCCATCGGCAGCAGATTTATAATCTTCCTGAAAGAAGCCAAACCTATCGTGAAGGGTTTTTTTGTAGACTGGAGATTGATGCGGCATGTTGTAAATAATTAAATCTTCTATCGAGAAGGAAGGGAAGTTGTAGCGCTCCCGCGAAAAGCATGTTTCGAAAAGTTGGTTCTCGGTTCGGGTTATGAGGCTATCCGAATACACAAGGTCAACGTCAGAATTATCTTCAAGGAAATTGACCTGTTCTTCTAGCGCCGAAGGGTGTTTGCCGTCATCAAGATTGGCGTTATTTAGATATTTTCCTCGAGCTTCCTTTACGGCGATATTCCAACAGGCATATAACCCCGGATCTTCCGTGAGTTTGATGTAACGGATGTTCGAGTATCTTTTCTGGAAATCTCTTATGTAAGCTTCTTCGTTTTCCGGCGAGTTGCCATCCACTAAAATTAACTCACATTTGTCAAAGATGCTTTGGCGCGTAATATCGTGGAGGTAATGCTGAATATATTTTTCACCCTTAAAAATAGAGCAAAAAATCGAAACTAAAGGAGGCTCGTTCATTTGGTTTTCGGCGTAATATATTATATATTATAAAATTTATATATTATAGGAGTATAAATAATTGTTTCCAAAATTCTTGACATCCCTTTGCACTTTTGCTATTATATGTGGATGCTCATAGAGGAAAGAGAAAAAAACGAAAGCACGTTCTATGTAGAATGCGCCAACTGGAAATCGATAGTCAATGCCACTGACGAGACAGAAGCGGCTACTAAAGCATTTGAAGTGTGCCTGGACAAATACCGAGAAAAGACGGAAATAAGCCCTGTAGCAATCGTTTTAAACATATCTTCTGTCATGAAGACAATGAGTATAGAAGAAAATATTGACTATGTTTATGCTCCTACCTTCTTATCTAACGCAGGACTCCATAAAACTTCACAGGATTTTAAATTCATAATAGAAAACCTCAAACAAAATATAGATGAAACTCCTAGTCGTTGATCCCGATTCAAACCTCTGCCACGAAGCCTACGAAGGTGATGCTGGAATTGATATTAAAGCGGCTACAGAACCCACCATCCTAGGATACCGCCTGAACGACCATTACTGGAAATATATAGATTACATCGAATACGATACCAATATAAAGATCCAGCCGGAAGATCAAAACTCCCGCGCCGTAACTTTCTTATTCCCTCGTTCTAGTGTTAGTCGCCATCATTTGATTCTAGCTAATTCAGTGGGAATAATAGACAGTGGTTATACTGACACCATAAAAGTAAGATTCAAATATGTACCCCAACCCGACGACTACCGCATCCATGAAGGAAAATGGCTTTTATTGGATCCAAACATCGACAGAATGTACAGAAAAGGAGACAAAATAGCCCAATTAGTTTTCAGTAATTATTTGCGTCCTGAAATAAAAATGGTAGAAGAATTAAATAAAACAGAGCGAGGAACCGGAGGTTTTGGGAGTAGTGGAGACTAAAGTTATAGGTATAGCAGGGGTTGCTCGCGTAGGAAAAGATACTTTTGCTGCGCACATGGGTAAAGTTTTAAAAAAACAAGGGTTAGTTTCTCAACGCGTGGCGTTTGCCGACGTTCTCAAAAAAGACATAAATTCTTTTTTACTTGCTAAATCAGGCGTAAATGCGTATACTATAGATGAAAAAGAAAAACATTTACTCCGCCCCTTAATGGTAGAGTATGGTCGCCTTATGCGAACCTTATCTGACGGGGAATATTGGATTAAACAAATAGCAGAAAGAGTAGAAAAAAACATAGAAAACAATATCATCTCTCTCATTACTGATGTCCGTTATCAGAACGAAGCATCATGGATTAACTCTCTAGATGGAGGCATCAGCCTCCATCTTTTTAGAGAGGGCATTAATCCTGCTAATGAAGAAGAAGCCTTAAATGACCCACTTACACAGAAAGAATGCTCCTACTCCATTAATTGGGAAACAGTCTCAAGCCAAAAGGATATAGGAAAACAAGCAGCAAACTACATACATGGACTCGAACTACTTACAGAACCTCTCCGACCAGGAACTAGTTTCTCTTATTCAAACACAAAGCAATAGCAATGACTGCCTTAAAGAACTAGTTTCGCGCCATAGTGGAATATATATTGACATGATTAATAATTATGTACCGGGAAACACCATATTCACGAATAAAGACGAATTAATAGCAGACAAAGAATACAATATTTATCAAGCCGCTTTAAAATATGACCCAACACGAAAGACTAAATTCAGTACTTACCTAGGCAATGAGACAAAATGGATGTGTTTGAATATTTATAACAAAAATAAAAGACACCCCGAAATTGCCACAGAGAACGAGTTACTAGAGTCGAATAGCCATATAAATACCCACGAACACGAAAAAAATATAGAAAAAGAACTATTTAAAAAAGTTATGTCAATCATAGAAGAATATCCTGATGACAGAATTTCACAAATTTTCGATATGCGTTATATCGAAGGATCCAAAAATAAAGTTATGCCATGGAAAAACATTAGCGACAAGCTAGACATGAGCATACAAGGATGCATTAATATCCACAATTCAACCATCGCAAAGTTAAAAATAAAACTCAAAGAAATATGAACCAGCTATCAGGTACGATTAAAGTAATTGGTGAAACCACTCAATATGGACCTACTTTCCAAAAAAGAGAGTTCGTGGTAACCACCCAAGATAAATTCCCGCAAGATATCAAACTAGAACTATATCAGGATGATTGCGGCATTCTTGATGATTACTCCGTGGGGAATGTTATTACTGCCTCTTACAACCTTAAAGGTAATGAATATAAAGGTAAATACTATGTAAATCTTCAGGCATGGAAGCTAGAAGAGCCTCAAGGAGAAAGCGAAAGCGCTGCCCCTGCAGCGGAAAAACCCGCTCCCAAAAAGCGTGGACGCCCTCGCAAAAACCCCGAACCTCAAATCGAAACCACCGAAGATTTGGCGGAAGATGTAGAAGAATTAGCTGACGCTCCATTTTAATTAGAAAAAGCCAACCTATTTCCTAAAATAGGGCGTGAGAAAATTAATATTTGAAGCCCCTTGTAATTCCCTTAGCTTTGGGAATGTCAGTGTGAATCTCCTTCGGGAGATGCACAAGCAAAAAATTAACGTTGCCTTCTTTCCTATAGGAGGCAATCTAGACTACGCTGCATTTGATAGTCTTACTGACGATTTCAAGGAGTGGCTTCAAGCATCCTTCGAGAACAGACTTAACTTCCTGGACAGGGACACTCCAACCCTAAAGCTGTGGCACTTAAGCGGCTCCGAAGTTAGGGTCGGGAGAAGACAAGTGCTATACACGTTTTACGAGCTAGATTCGCCCACTGTTCAAGAAAAAAACATAGCCAATCTTCAAGACGAAATAGTGTTTAGTAGTTCTTACTCTCAAGAGAAGTTCGAACTCTTGGGGTTAGATAACGTTTCCAGTATTCCTGTAGGCTTTGATCCTGATTTTGGTCCCACCAATAAGGAGTACCTAAAAGACAAGACCCACTTCGGATTAATGGGGAAATGGGAGAAACGGAAACACACTTGCGAAATAATCAGGGCATGGGCCAAAAAATACGGAAACAATTACTCCTATCAATTAACATGCTGCATTACGAACCCCTTCTTTAAGCCTGAGCAGATGAATCAAGTAATTTCGCAATGCCTAGAAGGACGGCGTTACGGAAATATTAATTTTCTCCCATATTTAAAGACTAATAGTGAGGTTAATGACTTCCTTAATGCAATTGATATAGATCTATCGGGCTTAAGCGGCGCAGAGGGTTGGAATCTTCCCGCATTTAATGCCACTGCTTTAGGTAAATGGAGCATAGTTCTAAACGCCACTTCCCATAAAGATTGGGCAACCGATAAAAACTCTATCCTTATCGAACCCGAAGGAAAAGTAGACGCCGAAGATGGAATATTTTTCAAAAGTGGCCAGCCCTTCAACCAAGGTAAAATCTACAATATTAGCGAAGAAAAGATAATTGAAGCCCTCGAAAAAGCCGAAAGTTATTCTCAAAAAGAAAACGTCGAAGGTTTAAAATTACAAGAAAAATTCACCTACGAGAAAACTTTAAACGGACTTTTGTCCAAATTAACTGTATAATATAATAGTCATGACAAACCTAAAACAAGTTCAAGGAGAAGTTATCTTATGCTGCGGTAAGGGCGGTTGTCCCCGCATAAAGAAGTTTGGTTCGGACAAAGTAAAAATCACTGACGATTTCGGGAGCACCGTGGTCCTAGACAAAGAACAAGCTTTACTTATTCAGCAGGCTATTAAGCAACTAGATGACTGAATTCATACAATACACCTTAGCCTCAATAGGGTTGATGTGTATTTTAAAATATGGAAGTATATTAAGTCTTCCAAGGAATTTTTTGTCGGCTCAATCCGAGTTCTTCGACGAATTATTCAAGTGTAGCCTTTGCTTGGGATTCTGGAGCGGGTTACTTATTTCTCTGTTTATATATTATACGGTGGCTCCATGGGATACATTTTACTGTTTATTCCCACTGACCTCCGCTCTGTTTTGCTGGATAGGAGATTCTATTATTGGTGTAATTAAATATTCTGAACTGTATTTAAAGAAAAAATCTAAATAAAATGCCTTTATACGATTTCCAGCACCCCGTCACCCATGAAGTGAAAGAACTTTTTTTTCACATGGACGATGATAATAAAACCTATACCGACGAAGATGGGGTCAAATGGAATCGAGTCTTCAATCCTATTAATCTCAATGCAACCTACCGCACCTTTGATGAAAAGCGCTTAGTCGATGAAAAAGGAAACCCCCTCAAGGTTCAACACTTAAGCGAAGAGTTTGTACGGAGCCAAGGGTTCAAAAACGCTACAGACTACATAGATTATAATAACTCAGTGATGGTAGATAGAGAAAAAACCCCTGAAGCAAACACCCAAAAGATGCACGATCAAGCGGCAGATAAAGATTTGCAACAAAAAATAAAAGAAAACCAACGCAAACTTGAAAAAAACAACGAAATAGCGCGTAGAAAAAAAGAGCAAACTAAATCCAACCGTGTGCAAGTCAAGGCCACAATGGATAAAAAAGGCCGCGCTACTAAAGTGAAAGTTAAATAATGCCCATATACGTTTACGAACATCCCGAAACCCAAGAATCCATTGAAATAATTCAAGGAATGAATGATGCGCATGAATACATTGATGATGAAGGAGTAGAATGGCGCCGGGTATTCCATGTTCCGCAAATGTCCATGGATACCCAAGTAGATCCTTATAGTGAAAGCGATTACCTTAAGGCTACAGCTAACAAAGGTGGGACCATTGGCGACATGATGGATTACAGTAAGGAATTAAGTCAAAAACGCGCAGAAAAAGACGGTACAGACCCTATTCAAGAAAAACACTTCAAAGACTACGAAAAAAAGAACAAGCGCAAACACCCCTCAAAGGCTAAAGTTTACGAAAGCAAGAACGTAAGAGTAGAGTATTAAGTATAGATAGTGACTAACCCCTTTTTTATTTAAGGGGTAAACAATCGTTATTGGCCAAATCCTTTATGGAAATGAATTTTATCCCCTTGTTCAGGAGATCTTGGTTATTTTCTTTGATGACCTCAAAAAAGTTCCACGCCATAACGATAATAACGTCGGGGGGCTCTTTAGAAACCATATCCTTGGAATAAATGGGGATTTTGACGCCGGGGATATATTTGTTATGTTTCAAAGGGTTATCTTCAATAATGTAAGAGATCTCCTCTGAAGTGATGCCGTAATAATTTAAAGCGGTGGTCGCTTTGGCCGGCGCTCCATAACCCGCTAGGACGAGATTTTGGTTTTTTAGTTTTTTTAAGTTCAATAAAACATTCTCCTTACACCGTTTCACCCGTTCTGCAAAATCCCGGTAGGTGGAGTAATTCTTTATCCCAAACTTGTCTTCCTCTGATAAAAACTCTTCTACCGCAGCAGAAATCTCCCTCTCACCTCGTTTCACGTATAGACGGAGTGACCCCCCGTGAGTGTCAATATGCTCCACATTAATAATAGTAGAAGAAAGATTATTAAAAAAATTATTTAAAGAAGTTACCGTCCAGTAATTTACGTGCTCATGATATATATTATCAAAGGTGAGATCTTTTATTGTATCAACAAGGTATTGAACTTCTATAATAAAAACCCCATCATCTTTTAAAACATCAAAAGCCGCACAGGCTATCTCCGTTAGATTATCTGCATGGGCAAAAACATTGGAAGCCGTTATGAGATCCGCGTGGCCGTACTGAGCTGTGATGCGTCCACTAAGGTCTTTTGTAAAATATTCATTAATGGTATTTACCCCGGCCTCATTAGCTATTTGAGCTACATTAGTAGCCGGCTCTATACCCAGAGTTCTTATCCCTTTCTTTTGTAAGGGTTTTAAGGCAATACCATCATTAGAACCAATGTCCACCACAAAGGAGTTGTGATTTAAAGTGAATTTTTTTATGTAGTATTCGGAGGCTCTTTCAAAATGTTCCCTAAAGCTTTGAGTTGTAGAGGAAACATAGAGATAGTGATCGAACATTTTAGAAGAAGGAACCGAATAAGATAATTGACAATTGTGACTCTCGGGACAATATACTAACTCCAGAGGGAATAACTCCTCGGGTTCTGAAGGGGAATCGAGTAGGTTGTTAGCTAAAGGAGAAAACCCTAAAGATAGAACAGGTTTAAGGTGTGCGCTTCCGCTCACACGACAAAAGCGGGAGTAATTAGCCAATAAAGAATCTTTTAAAACTTCATCGACAAGGGGGTACGCTAAGGTATGGGTGACCCCATAATTATCATGCTCCCTCTCCCCTCTCACTAAATTTAAAAACACTGAATCTTCCAAAAAAATCATGGTGTGGGCCACATGAGGTTTGATGATAGCTATATCTCCGGGGTTGATTATTTGAGTATGTAAAGATGAACGGGGGTTGAGTAAGTCCTTTACAACGCTAATGTATCTCCCTTTTAACAAAAGGCATTTTTGTTCTTGGATGGGGTGAAAGTGATTAGCTCTTATCGTCCCTCTTTTAGACTCTATATATCCAATTAAATTAATTGGTTCTGTGAGCTCGTAGTTAGTGATAAACCCTCGTTCATCTACGTAGGTATTGGCGCCTTGCTGAGTATACTCTAGGGCCGGAGGTATAGGGTGAGGGCTCCAGTTGGTAACCATCTCTTCAATGCATCCCTGGATACTGTAAAGAAACTCAAAACCGGTCTTAAGTAGTTTCTTGTTAGAGATAGTGTAACCTAGATTAGGAATCTCATCTTCTGTTTCTGTTAGAGTAACGGAGGGAGCAAACTCCTGGCACATTAAGGCTACCTCCTTTACTGTCATAGATTCCAGTGCACAATGAAAAATCTCTTGTCTAATTTCATCATGTTGCTCCATAAATTGAAAACATCTCGCAACATCAATAAGAGGAACTAAACTTTTTAACTGCACCCCGCCTGAAAAAAGCTTTATTTGCCCTCCTTGCGATGCAATTTTAGCAAAAAGGTTGGGCATTATATTAATCCGCATATTATCTCCTGAATAGCCGCACACGGAAGCCAATCGTACTATTACATAGTTTTTGCCCGAGTTCTTTAAATCTTCTTCAGACTGAACCTTACCAGCACTATAGGTTAAGACAGGAGTAGGCTGGATCTCCTCGGAGATATTCTCCATAGTGTCCTCAAACCCCTCATAAACAACATGGGTGGATGGAAAAATAATCTTACAATCCGCTGAAGTAAGCTCTATTATATTCCTGGTTCCATCAACTCCCGTTTCTCGAATAGAGGAATCTAGTTCTTCATTGGATTCGGTGGCGGTATAAGCCACATCGGTAACCCCCGCCAAATGTATGACTACATCGGCATTTTGGAGGGGACCTCTTATTGTGGATACATCTAAAATTCCCGCCTGGATATATTTAAAACCCCACTTCCTGAGTTGCGTAACTAAGGCAGAGGAAAACCTGCGGTCTATAACTGTTATATCGTACTTCCACGAAAGACCTGAATACAACTTGCACAGTTCAGATCCTATATACCCCAATCCTCCGGTTATTACTATTTTCTTTTTAGGTTTTAAATTCATGATGTAAGTTCAGGGCCGCTAAAATAATCAAAACGTTCCGGATCACCGTACTCGGCTACCTTATGGTCTCCGGGGAAAATAATAGACCCATGGGTTTTATATAAACCAATGATTTGAGAGAAGCCCGAAATACTGGCTATGCATATATCGCTCTCAATGCAGTTTTGTAATTGCGTTAAAGTTCTTTCTGCATTCTTTTTGCTTGGGAAATAATTAAAACGATTTTTATATTTAGAAAAAAGCCGGTTTATATTCACCTTCTCTCCCTTGTCGTTGATATAGCCATCAGCCCAATCCCCATCGGAATAAATATTAATGAAGAAATCTTTTAAGTTTTGTTTTTGAATTATGTAATCCAGTACTCTTAAATAATACTCATCAGGGCGCAATCTAGTTTTAAAGGCACTCCCCTCATAATGAGGCTCCATCGCTACATCTCCGCGCCGAATCGTTACAGTGATATTAGTTACTTGCGGTTTTAAATGATTTTCAAGGATCAACCTGCGATATTTATAATGATCCATAAAGTAATTTCTTGTCTTTTCAAAAGATTCCAAAGTGGGTTTTCCCCCTTTTAATTGGTTATAGGAATGTTCATCGCATAAAGAGGGAAAATTAGAACGTGCATGATTGCGTGCAGTAGAAAAGTCGTTCAAGCCCAAAAAGTTTTCCACCATCCCATTGTTGCCCAAACCATGGCCCAAGGACATTAAGGGAGGTAAAAAAACAAGATTCTGGGATAAGGCAATATTAAGGCCGTAATTATAAGAAACCAAGGTATGCCCTAGGCCCGCGCCGCGTATTATATTGTCATAGATTAGATACTTGGTATTCATTTTTTTTCACAAAATACTCGTATACCTTAATATCCTTCTCATAAAGAGGGAGCAGGGCTTCCCAATATTTTTCCTTCAGTTTTTGCTTCTCGTCTTCTGGGGAAGTATTAAAAGCCTCCTGATACGCCTCCTCGGAGCTCCCACCGTAGCGCTTGTTATCTATCTTGATCCCCCATTTATCACGGAGGATAGATAGCCCAGTTGTAAGGTCCTCCTGCACCATCACCAAGTCCATTCCCTTAAGTAACTCCAAATAATTCGAATAGCCGCCGGGGTTACACGAAGATAATTCATATACTTTCGAGGGGAATTTATTCTTTTTTAAAAAATATATAATTTTTGATTCAATGTCTAGTTCGTCGAAACTATTCTTAAAACTGTCCGTGTCGTGCCCCCGACTTAAGTAGACTGCATGCGAAAAATATAACGCAGAAAATAGACGATCAATTGGATGCCTAATACACGAAAGATAGAGCCAGTTAGATGAAGCATAGGGGGGCGGGAGCGGTAAATTTAACTTATCAGGGTAAACCATACCCCTAAAAACAAGTAAATTGTACCAAAACGCTTCTCGCTTTAATTGCTGAGTAGACCCATCTACACCACTATTATATTGGGCTTCAGCGTAGCCTAAAATCTCGTGTCTATCTTTTAAATTCTTCCGGAAGAACGAAGACGCGCATTTTGGAAACCGAACCAGAAAAATATTATCATAACATTTCACTATCCTTTCACTCATTTAAAATATCCTTTAAAAAATTTAGATCTATTTTTATATTAAAATCTTCATCCGCCTTAGTTTCTATCCATTTATACTCGAGCCCCAAAGTTTTTCCAATTTTTGTAAAATTGAGACAAGCTCTATTCTTAGGGCAGAACTCAAAAACCTTGGGGTTATAATCAGAAAAAATAATATTACGAAAGAGAGAACCATGCGCCCCTATTATAATACTTGCCTTATTGAAGAGATTTATATGTTTTTCGATGCCCTCATTCCCTTCAACTACCGTGAAGCCTTGCGACCTTAAATAATTTATAACCTCCGCATTGTTCAATACTCTCCGCTGCGAAATCCCCGCGACTTTTTCAGGACGAGATAAGTAGAGTTTAGTTGTATTATCTGATTCATTAAGTAATGCATTGTATTTACTCCGCAAGTATTTTAATCCATTAATAGAAATCTGACTAGGAGATGCCGTAGGGGAAGGATAATACAACGAAGGAACCTTATAAAGAGTTTGCCCACCCAATGGGAAACTTAAAGAAAGCCGATCTTTTTCAGGGTAACCAAAGAGAGACAAATGAAAGTCTACATCCGTCACATGAGTCGATAGTGGGGGCGTTATAAGTTTTGTATTCTTTAAGTGGAGAGATTCTATTTTTTGTAAATCCTGTAACGTATCCCAAAAATGACCAAAAACATAAATGTTAAAATAATGATGTCCATAAACGTAAGAAAAACTATCGTCCAACTCAATCACTTCCTTAAAATGCGCCTTCTTCGCAAATTCCGGAGCCAGAGCGTCGCAGGGATTATAAGGGGGGATTGGATTTTTCGGCCCCCCCCACCCCTTAGCAGCACGATCATGCCAAAAAAGATAATTAAAATTAGCTTCTAAAATTAAATTGAAATCACTATCATATATAGTTCCCTTTTCCCCAAGATAACAATCTTCCAGATGCAATACATACTGAGGCCAGCTTTCGCTATACTCCTCTGGAGCAAGGGGGCCAAAAAAGTCCCCTTTCTGTATGGGGTAATCGATGCGCTCTATTGACATGGGCGATCAATAATTCTAAAATCTTTCAACAGGCCCCTATCCTCCGTGGAGAGTTCCTCTTTTAAAATGGCACATACTACTAAATTGTACGGCCTCTGGTTGCTATCTCCTAATTTATCTAGATTGGCGCAGCGCTGAAGATATGATTCATAACGCAAGGGGGATGAGACATCACTTTTATCATCATAAAGATCTCCCGTTGGATCATTAAAGCCTCGCACAATCACATGGGGATAGAATAAGGCCCACGCAGCTTTACAGACCTCTCTCACGTTAAGATCATATTTATAATTTCCCACCACTTCATAGTTGTCGCATGGATCAACCTCGTCCACAAGAAAACTATCTTCCACAAATTGCCAGACACCATGAGAATAATAACGAGTCTCATGAGGCTCAATCAAAACTATTCCAAATCGAGCATGGTCTAGCATTTCATATAGGCCTTTAAGGGGCCTGTGAAAATGATGAAAGGCTTCTTTACAGAGAATAAAGTCCGCGTCTATTTCTTCCATTTTTTCTGCATTTAATTCCCTGCAATCATCCACGTGCTCCTTGATTAATTGTTTTTTTTCTGGAGAAATACGTAGACCCGAACAGGTTACATGAGGGACGCCCTGTTTTTTTAAAAAAATAGCTTCTCTAGCTAGAGCATCACCTATGGTAAGCCACCGCGAGGCTCTCCCGGCGAAAAGACCCAAAATAGGGGTCATGAAATTCAACATGCGATAGTGTCGATTAGTGTCGATATGCTCTCCTGAGTCGTCGTGATGAGAAAGAGTAAAATGGCTATAATCTCTCTCGCTATAAGCCTCCCCTTTAGGTCGGTAAATTTCGTCCAGCGTTTTGGTTTCTTTATTCATTCTTCGAATTTATAGTTAAAATATTTAATATCAATGTCATATATACGCCCTACTATATCTCGCGTTTCCTGATCGTAGAACTTTTGATAGGGAATCTTTTTGCGAACCTCTTTAGAGTGATATTTAACAGGCAATTCTGTATCCTTAATCCCAAAGTGGTTGCACACTAAGGTAAAATCTTCTTGAAGTTTTTCAAATCTCATAATATGGTTTATGTTTTTTTCCACATAATCTACAATATCTTGATATTCTACACAGTTCGGCTCTGAAAGATACCATAATTGAGGGCGCAGCGGAAACCCTAAAGGTTGTCCATATTTAACAAATTCCTTAAATTCCTTCTGATACCCACGCCCACGTAACTCAGGATGACCATCAGGTAGGGTGTTTCCCCACCACTTTTTGTCTATAGCCCACTGAGAGAGAACTTTGTCCCACGGATTGCGCACTGTAGTGAATTTAAAATAAGTTTTCCATTCCTCTGGAAAACCTTCCTTCCATTGCAGAGGAAACCAGTGTTTGTGAGCCGTTTCGGTTTCTTTGGTGAAAAAATATTCTACGCTAGTTCCGCCAGTACGGTTACAATGAATGAAAATAAATTTATGTGCGTGGTTAATCATTTTTTATTAATAAGGTTTGGTTGCCAATCCATAAGTCTGTTTCATCGTATTAGATATATTTGATTATCTCCTCAACGCTAATGTCATTAACATTTTTTACTATATGCTTTACATTGAAATCATCTTCCACCTCCACGCCTAGTAGTTTATAATTATCGTTATAAACCATTTCCTTTAAGAAACAATCCCTTAACATCCGAGAAGGGGAGATGTAATCGAGTTCACAGCATAAGATAATAGCCGGAACTCTACTGCACAGAGCCACATACTTAGAAAAACTATCAGGACTGATTAATAAATCCATTTGAGATATCAAAGATATAGACTCACTTAAAGATGAGCCGGCGGTATTAAATACCCGAGACTTTTCATCCATAAAAAAATCTTCAATTTTACGGTGGTTAGAGGGGGCATCAATTAAATAAATATTAGTGTGTTGGTATTTTTTTAAAATTGCATTTATTAGCCTTTTCCACGTAGACCACTTTAATTTCTTAACGCCTTCATTGGAGTCTAGCTGAATCGCAATATTCCTGTCTTTAGGGGAAACAACAAAGCGGCTCTTAATGGAGCTATCCAGGGGAAGGAAAGGGGTCAAAAAGCGGTCCACCTCCACCCCATAAGTATCGAAAAACTCATTTACAGTTTGATGGTTTAATGCATTAAATGTTGGGATATCGACAGGTATAATAAAATCAGAGGGATGGAAAATGTGTTTATGAATTATATCCCCCCAAGGTGAGGTCGTTTCGCGTAAGGACTTAAGCTTCTGGCGATCAATCGCCGCCTCTTCGCGATCAGAATTAACCCCCCAACCTTCATAGGTCATAAAAACTTGCGTCCCATATTCTTTATATAAACTAGGGAGGGGGAAATTGCAGCTTATATGCTTAAGACAATCTCCAATACCCCCGCGAAGGCTTGTTTTGAGATAACGCGGGATCTCAAATTCCGGCCTCGGCGTTATGGGACCCGCTGTATTTGGGAACCTATTCATAATACTCCCTTATGTTTCTTACATAATTATCTCCACTACTAAGCCGGTAAGCCTCTAAGCCTTTTTCTCTCATGGCATTTTCTTCCTCTCGGCTTATATTACTTAATACATCACGTAAGGTATTATAATCTTTTTCGCGTATTTTTATACAACAGTTTTCCCATTTAACACCTTTTATAGTGGGAAACATCATATTATCGGACAACACCACAGGAATCGCACCCGAACCCAACGCCTCCAAAAAACGAATTATAGCGGGCCCCGTACCGCTGGGACAGAGTGCAAAACGAGAGCGAGACAGAGTGTTTTTATAAAACTCCGCCTTCTGCCGGTTGACATAACGCTGAAAACCTGAAACATTTTGACCTAAAATTTGCTCTTGATAGACATCAATATCAAACTGCCACCCACCTCGACTCACACAAACACAATTGGCCGGATGTTTATCTTCCATAATATCAGCCCGCACCGGGGAAATATGTTTCTCTCCATAAGATCCTATATAAGAATACCAGACATCTTTGGTTTTTATATTTTCCCCCACATTTACCGGCCACAAGAATATGGTTTCAATTCTTATGCCATCTATATAAAAGGGATAGGAATTATTACCTTTAAATTCGTAGTCTCTGGTCGTCACGCCTCTCCCATTTACCATATGAGAGGCAAACAGTGTTTTAACTCCCATTTTTTTCAATGTGGGAAGAATTAAATGAAAGCGATCATGTTGACAAACCGTGAAGGCTGTTTCGAGGGATTCCTGCTCTAATTCCCTTAGTCTTTTTCCGGCACGTTCCTTTACAGCATCGGTTCCGTGATCCATTTGATCAATCAGGGTGGCCCAGGGAACCGATAAAAAGGCAACCCCCGTATCCCTTAATGGCTCTTCTTTGAATAACTCAAAGGCTTTTTTTTCCGTAAGGACCGGCTCTTGCCAGTTCGCTATATTTTTATAGATTAGATTCATCGGACAACATCACTTCCGATATATAAAATGAAGCTTCGTTATAACCTACTATTTTAAGGAGCCTCGCTTTATCCTCAGTAAAACCTTCCTGCTGAAATTTATGCAACGGAATAGACAAGGCACACTCCTCTCCTTCGGTGGAACCGGGAATCTTAAAAACCTCCACTTCCGCAGAGTCATTTTCGTCCTCATCCTTAAAACCTATTCTACAGCACAAATGGTCTTCTGAATAAAAATTAAAATTAAGAAAAAGATAATCGTCCAAACTTAAAACTTCCCACGCAGAATTAAAAGGAAGAACCCCGCAGAACCAGTCTTCTCTAGAGGCCGGATCTTGAGTAAATTTCAACCGAGGCACCCCATTAGCTACCTCCAAAGGAAGCTTTTCGTTAAAGGATCCAGCCACCCCCTCGCACCAACTATTTTTTAGATGGTTAGCTAAACAAAATTTAGGATTAAATATATTAAGTTTCATAATTATGAAGTAATTCCAATAAACCATTATCGTTAATGAAAGAAATCTTTCTTATATCACCGCTCACAATATTAATATTTTGTTCATAAAAATCTAGTTCATTTTGCCGTGCCTCCGAACTTTTGAGCGCTACCACATTTTTTTGTTTACAAATCTTATTATTTTGAAGCTCCAGCTGGATCGATTTCAAGTGGTTTATATTAATGCTCTCTATCCCTTCTTGAAGAATAATAATGTTTTTGAAATTACTAAAGTAATGCAGTAAACAGTTAATTATAGCATTTGTTTGGTTTAATTTTTTGGTATATTCATTGGTGTTAAAAATGGGAAAATATTTTGTTTTGTTAATGTAAGGAGTTAAAGGAGAATTACCTTCAGTAAATTCACAAAAAACTGTTTCAAAACGATTAGCGAAGAGCCCCAGTTGCTTAATAAGTTGACCCCATTTATCATTATCTTCGTTGCTTAAACTGGATTTGAAGAGAATAACTACAGTTTGAGCTTTTACTGAAATTAAGGCGTCTTCCATAAGCCCGTAATTCAACGCATCCTCATAAAGGGTTTTGTTATGGTCGCCGGCTTTACTGAGATTAGCGTCATCCCACTGCTGCTCGTGTTTTATGTGATATAAGTCATGTGTGTTTTGGGTAACCTCATATCTTTTATTAAGTATCCCCGAATATACTGTGTCCCAATGAGGCTCTCCAATTACACAATCGGGCAAAATTTCCCGACTCTCCAAATAAACCGACTTTCTTATGCAGAAAGCATCCACTCCTATTTCATAAACACTAAAAGGAGCGGTCCAGGTTTCTTCCAGCCCATCAGGAGTATCAATATCCTTCCGCAGGAATTCGGTTACATCTGCATTTTCTTGAAGCAGCTTCTGGTAAGTATCGGGGGCGATAGCACAATCTAGGTTAGAATAAAAAATTAAATCATCAGCGCCGATACTCTTGGCCGCCTCATCCAACAAATCTTTTAAAAAGGCAAAATCCTTAGGGGATTTAAAAACGGAGGCGGCGCTCCTTTTGAGACGAACAGGCTGCCAGTTGGGTAATTTTATTCCCCCCGTCGATGCCCCTAATCGCTTCACCCCTTCAGCTTTCGCGCTTCCCATTGAATCCAAAGCCCACATGATTCTGTTGCTTAGACTCTTGTTTTTAAGCCTACTGGGATCAACCAAATTTACTACATGAACCAGGTTTTTAGCCCGGGTGTTTGCCGTTTTTTTCTTCCGAGCCGATATAGGCTCAAAAGATAGGCGGTTGTCTTCTTTAAAAAGCGTCTTCCAAATAAATCTATGGGAAGGGTTTTTGGAATACTTTAAATAATAAGAGTCACGCCGCAGGGCATCCAGCTTTGTGTCTAATTTTTTATTTAAATTTTCCAGGAATGTATTTATTTTATTCAAGAGCGACACTTTAATTATAAAAGCATCCCTTAAAAAATCTACCTTAAGTACCGTGGGCCGGAGGCTTCACCAAGAATAAGGCTCCAGCTCTTATAACTGTTTTGCCAAATTTTTTTAAAATTAATGTAGTCTTTTTAGCCATGAGTCCAGCTCTCTATTCTATATACACCGGAGCTCACCGTAAATATGGACTTAAGTTATTTCCAGAATATTTACCGTAGCATCGAGAAGACCTGATACATCTTTAGCTTGCAGGTAATCATTCGCCTCCAGCACTACCGGAGCCGACAAAGGCTGAAGGGTAGACTGATTAGGTACCATTACCCCGCTCATTAAGTAAGTAGTGCGCCCATTCGAATTATCGTAGAAACGCATAGTTGCCAGAGTTTCCACGCCTGTGTTTCGGTTAGCTAAATAAATGCTATTTATCATCGCTGTAGTGCCAGCGGGGCAACTATAAATACCGCTCCAGGTGTCAGCGGTTTCCATATTGGTGCCAGATACTTTATAAGTTTGAGCCATTGTTATATTATATACACTTGTTAAGGAGAATTAAATAAAAATATTATTAAGGCCCTACGCCATTTGACCACTCAGCGGTTTGGAGAATTTCCATAATTTCGGAATGAGTATAGAGAGTTTTTCCTTCTAAGAACGAGGGAGGGGTTCCTCGGTATTTTACTAAAAACAAAGTATTATCCACAGAATACCGCAACGTACCAGGGGCACTCTCCATTATTTCACTGAAATTAACCGTAGAAATATCGGCGGCCTCCAGAATTATGTAGTTAGTTGGATTCATTCTAAGATGGAACATCTTCTTTATACAGAGGGCCGTTGTTTAAGGCCGCTGTTGCCCCAGAAACGGAACCGTTATTATTAACCGATGTTGGTGTGGAAGTATCTACAGTTGGACTCTGGGTATCTCCCATCCTCCACCAATACAGCGGAGAATAAGGAGCTAAATCTGTAGGTGTGCCCGAGTTATATATTTCCCCCACATCCGAAGCAGAAAGCACAGATCTCCACACGCCCACTTCATCTATATTGCCCGCAAATTCATAGTTACTGTCTTCCCGCCGACCTATGAAAAACGTAGAATCATGAGAAGAAACTGTCATCGTACCCAACGTTTCAGCCGAACCATTAATATACAGTTTAACTCCATTAGTAGCCCCGCTTTCAATAGTAACGGCTACATGGCTCCATACGTCAGCTTCCACCGTGCCTACACTATTAAGTTGTATTCCTCCCCCATAAACAGATAAATTGCAAGGATAGGCACCGTTACGGATATACAGAGAGTACTGGCGATTCCCTGCACTTTCTCCTGAGTCTACCTTGGTCCATATGAATTTAAAATTAGTAGAAGAGGAGTCTGGCTTTATCCATGCCGAAATAGTTATGTCGCCAGCGCTATTTAAGTCTGCGCTAGACGCTACTTCCAAATAATCATCGGCGCCATCAAAGAGTAAAGACCATTTATTATCAAAAGAGGACGAGGGGGCCTTAAGAAGAAAATTTCCCCCTAGTCTCTCTAAGTAGTGTTTTTTTAGGCCATAAACACCAGCCTTCGCAGTGCGTTTGTCTTTACCTATATAGCCACTGTTTCCGTGTCTACTCATCGCATAAACATTACAAAAGCTTCCGTTGCACCTGCCGTAGAAGTTCCACCACCACAATCTACTTGGCAATAAGCGCCATCCGAACCGGTAATATAAACCTGCCCACTTACCCACAATTCTCCAGAGACCTCTACTTTATTTCCACTTACAGACAATAAGGTGTCCCCGGTTCCCACGCTCAATTCATCCTTAAAATATCCTGTATTTCCACTGACTGCCAGAAAAACCCCAGTGCCAGTAGTATTAAACTGTGTCCCTATTAAGACCAAGCCGGTCCCCGCCGTATAAGCAGTTCCTGCGTTGGTACCGGTAGCTACAGAAACCCCACTAATCGTCAATTCATCCGTGAACACTCCTTGAGTTCCTGTAATATTTTCAAAAAACGCCGAGCCCGAAGTATTAAACTCCGTTCCCACTAAAGCTAAACCAGTGCCCGCCGTATACGTGGTGCCGCCACCCCCACCTCCTCCTGCTCCTCCCGTAAGCTGCATAAAAGCGCCGTCATTTCCCGTAACAAAAGCCCTACGAAAATAAGCATCGCTCTGTCCCGACACGATACCGCTGGCATGAATGGTTTCTAAAACTTGAACACCCCCACTAACATTTAATTTTGCTTCGCTAAAATGATCAACATGCCCGGTTTTATTAAACCCTAAATTAACATTACCGTTATTACCTCCCGCAAGCCCGCTATAGTAGAGTGTGCCATTGCGAGCAATCCAATAAGGAATAATTTGAGTAAGCGTCCCATCTTCCCCTGTACCATATATTCCCCCATCTACCCGTAAGTTTCCTCCGCTAATATGAACCATCGCTTGTGGGAAGCGGCCTGTAAAACCAGCCCCGGTTTCGAGAGGCAACCCAACCCCTAAGCTATTAAAATTACCTTTATTATATACCTGTAGCGGCCCTTCTATATCTACCCCTGTTTTGAAAGTAGCCTTCCCTGTAAAGGTTTTTTCTCCGCTAAAAGTGGCATCCCCACTGATAAAATAATTAATATATTGCCCAGTGGCTATAATTTGAGATTGTAAATTACTCAGATCCCCATCAAGGCCGTCAATCTGCTTTGTTTTAATTAAATTCATATCTCCTACACATTATACACTTTCTTTAGACTTTTTTGTTATTCTATTTAATATCTGGCACTATGAGTTTGTCTTTATATAAGCCTAATGCCAAAAACACGGGAGCGGGATTCAGTTTTCAGATTGGATTGAACCACAAAACCGGAGAAAGCGTCTTGTATGTCAAGGCCATTAAACAACACAGTTGGGATTCCACTAAAAAACAAGGTTATTTCCAAAAAAATATTGGCAATCCCGACAAAAACATCACGATTAAGTTCAATGAGTACGAAATTGGTAATTTAATTTATTCTTTACGGTCTCGGGTGGAATATACAACCTTCCACACCTTCAATGACGACAAAACTATAATTAAACTCGCCCCCTGGGACAGAAAAGCTAAAAAATCCGTAAAAAACGAAGAAACTGGGGCCTGGGAAGACGAATGGATCACGGTTCCCTCCCATGCCCTCTCCTTTAACAGAAACGGTAATCAACTTTTCGGTATAACTATTGATCCCGGAGAAGCCGCAACCATTACAGAGTACCTTAAGGTGGTTTTAAAGCGTATTTTTCACGAAAGAGCTGACAAACAAATACGTGACATAAAAAAAGGCCAAAATTCCACTAATAGCGAAGATGTACCCTTTTAATGAAAAAGAAAAAACTACTTTACCACAGTAATCACTGCAAAGCTTTTACCGGCTTTGGCAAAAACGCCAAAAATATTCTCAAATACCTCCATAAAACCGGAAAATATGAAATTGTAGAGGCTTCGAATGGTATAGTTTTTGGTGATCCTAAATTAGAGAAAATGCCATGGAAAACCATTGGCACGATTCCTAAAGACCCCCAAGTCCAGCAAGAATGGAACCGGGATCCCGGCAAGGGAAGGCTTATGGCATACGGTGGGGCGCTCATTGACCAAATAATTAAGGAAGAAAAACCAGATATTTATCTCGGGGTAGAGGATATCTGGGCTTTTAACACTTTCTGGGATAAAAAGTGGTGGAATAAAGTTAACTGCATGGTGTGGACAACCCTGGACAGTTTACCCATCCTCCCCGAAGCCGTGGCCGCCGCTCCTAAAATTAAAAATTACTATGTTTGGGCGTCGTTTGCCGAGACCGCTTTAAATAAACTAGGTCACGATCACGTAAAAACGCTGCGAGGGTCACTAGATACCGATATATTCAAACGTCTCCCCGACGAACATAGAAATCAATTACGCACTAATTACAATTTATCTAAAGATGATTTTATTATCGGGTTTGTGTTTCGAAATCAATTACGAAAAAGCGTTCCTAATATCTTAGATGGCTTCAAACTCTTTTTAGAAAAAGAACCCAACTCTAACGCAAAACTACTTCTCCATACTCATTGGGGAGAAGGGTGGGATATCCCGCGCTTGCTCAATGAGAAAGATATAGCCCCCGAAAACATCCTCACTACTTACTTCTGTCAAAAATGTCAATCTTATGAAATCAAACCCTTTATGGGTCAAGGTCAAAACTGCCGTTTTTGCGGAGGCGAAAAAACCCAAAACACTACTAATGTAGGAAGCGGGGTAAGTGATGAGCAATTAAATGAAGTTTATAACCTTATGGATGTTTATTGCCACCCCTTCACTAGTGGTGGCCAAGAAATTCCAGTTCAAGAAGCTAAATTAACAGAACTTATCACACTAGTCACCAATTACAGCTGCGGAGAAGATAGTTGTTCGCCGGAAAGCGGTGGACTTCCCTTAGATTGGGCCGAATATCGCGAGCCAGGGACTCAATTTATTAAAGCGAGCACCTCAGCTACGAGTATTTTACGACAGTTGAGCAAAGTCTACAAAATGAAAGACGCAAAAAAGCGTAGTCTAGAAAAGAAATCTAGAAAATGGGTTCTAGATAACTTCTCTATTCCTGTCATCGGCAGTAAATTAGAAGAAATTTTGGATAAAATGCCCGCCATAGACTGGGATTTCGACTTTAAAGAACCCCTCCGAGACACAAAATACACACCCCCGCCAATTGAAAGCGACAGTGAGTGGATTATAGATATTTATGCCAATGTTTTACGCATGACGGTGGATGAAAACGACCAGGGACACAAACACTGGATGGCAGCCTTAGCTCAAGGCAAAACTCGAGACACTATTTTAGACTTTTTTCACCAAACTGCAGCCAAGGAAAATGAAGAAATAGATAAAGAAAGCAAACAAAAAGATCTTCAAGAACTCATTGATGACGATAAAGAAAAACGTCTTATTGTAGTAATGCCGGGAACCATCGGAGATGTCTACATGTCCACCTCCATTCTTCCTTCCCTGGCCAAACTATATCCAGAATATGCAATCTATTATTCCACCAAGCCAGAATACTTTGATATCTTAAACGGCAATCCCTATATCCATAAAGTCCTGCCTTTTCATGAACAATTTAATGATTTGCTTTATCTGGAAGGCCGGGGAGACCATCCAGGCTTTTTTGATATTGCCTTTTTACCCACTATAGGAACTCAGCGAATGTTTAACTATCAACATAACGCGCAAGATAGAATAGAATTTGATTTATGCACCTCGTAGAACAATATGCCTTAAGTTGTGGAGTGAAAATTGACACTCCTTTTGTAGAAACTAGTTATTTTCCTCTTCCTTTTGAAAAATATGTAGTAGTTCACCCGAGCAGTGGAATGGGGGCTAAAAACTACGACTACTATAAAGATGTTATTGAATTATGCCTCCCGAGTTTTGCAGAAAATAATATAAAAATAGTTCAAATAGGCGGTCCCAAGGACGACCCTTTACCCTTTTGCTACCACACCCAAGGAAGCACTACCTTAAATCAGGTTTTTTATTTAATTAAGAATTCTCTTCTTTTATTTGGAAACGATTCCTTTAGTGCCCATGTTGCCGGAGGATTTAATAAAAAAAGTGTCTCTCTTTATAGTAACTTATTTCACGAATGCTGTAAACCTTATTGGGGAAACCCCAAGGATCAAGTATTTATCCAGGCGGATCGCAAAGGCCTTAAGCCCTCCTTCTCGGCTGAAGAATCTACAAAAACTGTTAACAATATTTATCCCGAAGAAGTAGCTAGAAATATTTTAAAACTTTTAAATTTAAAAAACAATTTAAAGGCTTACTCCACTTTACATATAGGCTCCACTTATAGTCAACCGATCCTAGAAGTAATTCCGGACTTTGCTCCTGTCGGAGGGTTGGTTCCTGCCGATACAGGGATTAATGTACGCCTTGATTATTTACACAACCCTGAAATTGCGGCGCAATGGTGTTTTAATTATAAAACCCATCTAGTAATTAAAGAACCCATAGAAATTAAGTTTCTAGAGGCAGTAAAACAGAACATTGTTAAAATAACTGTTGAACTTAATGATTCCTTTTCCGAGAATTACATTCGCAAACTGCGCAATTTAGGGATTGCAGTGGAATTGTTTGCTCCCGACAATAACCAATTAATGGAAACGAGAGTTGAGTTCATTGATTGGGATGTAGAGAAATTAGACTTTCCTGAGAAAAAAGACCTTGACTTTATAGATGATATATGCGATAATACGTATTATAAAAGCTCGAAAACCCTTCTGTCTCACGGCAAACAATACTCCAGTAAGGCTGCATGGGAAGCTAGAGAATCCAAAAGTAAATACGAACCAATCATAGATAGTGAATCCTTCTGGAAAGAATCGCAATATTTTAGAATCTATAATCAGGAATAACGATGCCGCGTCCTAAAAAAAATCCTACCGTTGAGATTAATAACTCAACGGGACCTTCAACCTTTCTCCGTGACGAGCATGGGTTGCTTCAAAACGTCCAATACACTTTTAATGAGGATGGCTCTGTTAATTGGAGAGCTATGATTAAAAACGAACACCTCTTCCCTAACAGGGCTTGGTTTGAATCGCGAGGAAAGGACGTCCCTCACAGCACAGAAGGCCTTAAAGACCACCAGCTTCTCATTAAATTAAGCGGAATCAAAGAATTGGCTCGTTTGCGTGGGTTTTCCTCTGTTTCTTTTAAGTCCGAGAAATGCGAAGAGCATCACGTTGCCGTAAATTGCACCATGAATTTTATCCCTAATTATGAAACTTGTGGGGAAGAGGTTAGCTTTCAAGACATGGCAAACGCCACCTTGGAAAATACTAGTAGTTTCGCGACTAAGTTTTTAGAAACCATTGCTTGCAACCGCGCTTTTGTGCGTTGTGTTCGCAATTTCCTCAATGTCCACATTGTTGGTGATGACGAAATAGATAAATCCGACAAACCTCCAGCAGTGGGAAAAAAGCAAAACCTTAATTCTCTTTCTCCTTATGGTGTTTTGGAAAAACAATTCGGAACCTTTGATGACTTCAAGGTTAAACTTCGCGAACTCTGGTCTACAAAACAATATAAAAACGATGCCGTTAAGCAATGGTCTGACTTTTCGGATATACCGGCTAAAGAAGCTCGTATCTTAATTGGGTTAATTAATTCAGAATAGTGATGGCCTACGTCCTCCTGTCCTGCATAGGCCTGATGTGCATATTGCGCTATGGCTCCATTTTTAATTGGCCTCGAGATCTTCTGTCGTCCCGTAGTGAAATTTTTGAGGGTTTATTTGATTGTAGTTTATGCCTTGGGTTTTGGTGTGGAATTATAGTGGCGGGGATTATGTATTTTATAAAGTGGGACCTAAATTATTGTCTTTTACCTTTTGCCTCCGCAGCTATATGTTGGCTTTTCGATGCAATAATTAGAATTTTGCAGTTGGCCGAAACCTTTTTAAATAATAAAAAAATCCCCCCGAGACCTAGAAAATAATAAACTAGTTTAAATAGAAAACAAACCCCTGATTCCTTATTATAGAGGGAACACTACCATTAAGTTATGTCCTTTCCCTCTTCGCCTTCCGAATGTTGCCCTACAGGGTCGGGGTGTATTACAGATTTTCTTTCTGGGGCTGGGGGAGTTAGTGGATTTAATTTTATTGTTCAAAATAGCCCCTTTCGCACCGGAACAACAGGGAGTGACAGTTGTTGCGACGTTTTATGTTCTGGATTTGAAAGAATAGATTACGTTAAAGACGGGAGTATTGCTTACGTTAGCATTTATGACGGGGCTGGAGGATATATAGAAAACGCTAGCGGCTCAAGTGGCATTACGTACACCCCTACCACCATGCGAGCTGCCCCCAATACCTGTTGCGAACAACCCCCTACCTTCAACCCGCTCCCTTGTGTCTGCACGGAAATGTATACTTGGTCCCTTACTTGTACCTATGAGGGAACCACCACACCCTCCCCCATGACTTATACGGCTACTTGCGCATGTTGTATTTCCGGATACAACAATAATTGCGCACCCTTCCTTTGGAATACTGATACTTGTAAGTTTACCGGACTTTTGTATGACAATGACGGTTATTCTATCTCCACTCTAGCAGGGAGTGGGGAAATATATTTTGATCCCTGCAAAAACAAATGGGTGCTGTCTACCTCATGGCCAGGTAGTGCCAATCAATGGCCCGGCGGTGTTTCACTTTTTGCGGATGTTTTAACATGCACCGGTTTGGGGGAAGGGAGTTTTGAACAACCAGGAAACTTGCCTTACGGTGTTTTTCATGGGGAAGGGGGAGGACTTCCTAGCGGCACAATCTGCTACGAGAGAGCGGATTGCGGCGCCCCCCGTCCCCCAGATTTTCCAAGCACTTCCAAGGACTGTAGATAAATGTTAATCTACACTCCTATTGAGAAATGCAAAACCGTTATTTGTAGTTCTCCCAAATGCGCTTGCCAAACTATTTCTCGGTTAACTTTAAGACTTTTTACCCACCCCTTTTTTAATACCTACCACTTGGGAGCGCCTTCCGCAAACCCCGACCACCTAAAAGCTCAACAAAAACAATTTACTACCGTCGTCGACCCCTCTTTTAAGAAAATTATTACAACCCGCCACCCCTTAAAACGGATTTTGAGTTGTTATAATTACATGATCTTAGGATTGCATTCTTATACGCAAGCGAAAAGTGGAGAAAAATGGTTTAAATCTCCTCTGGAAAAATTTACGGGGAGACCGTTATGTAGCACGACTTTTACGGAATTTATAGATTATATATTAAAAACCCCTGACAACTTACGAGATATTCATTTTTCTACTCAATCGTTTTTAGCAGAAGATATAAATTTCGATAAAATAATTAGGCTAGAAAACTTTATTGAAGACTTTGAAAATGCCATAACCGATTTAAAACTCCCAGTTGTTCTCCCAAAACAAATCCAAAGAAATAAAACTAATTACGCCCACTTTAATACCAGCGAACTTACTGAAGAAATTTTAGAAAAAATATATACTATTTACGAGCAAGATTTTAAAAAATTCAACTATGCACCCATTAGCCTCCTAGAAATTAAAGAGTATATAAATTCTAAATCCATAGCGGGGCCCGTTCACCAAGGACGCTTAACCCATAAATCCCGAGAGTTTAAAAATGAAGGTGTATTGTTTTTATAATTCTCACTATGAAAAACTTTACCATCTCTTTAGGGATTCTTTATTAAGTTTAAAAGAGGGATTTGAGTTAAAGTCTCTCAAAACAGAAGAAGACTTTCCCTATTTAGACACGGGATATACCATGCAGCATGGTAAGTATAAAATCCAATTTATAATTAACGCAATCAAGGAGAACCTAGGAGAGTCGATTGTATTTTGCGATGTAGATATTAAATTTTTTAACCCCTTTAAACTTTCACTTCAAAAAGTTTTAAAAAGGGTCGACGTAGCTTTTCAGGCCCAATATTCAGAACGACGCCCTAGGCGCCCCGGCTTGCCCCCTTTTGATCTTAACGGCGGTTTTATGGCTATTAACTGCAACCCCACCACTTTGGAGTTTTTTAAAAATGTACTTAAAGTAAATGACGCTAAAACCATTATAGAAAAAGCGTTATTTGTGAATTTACATTTAGTTAAACACGAACTTCTCAGTATTAAATTTGCCAGCCTAACTAACGGAGGGGTAGGAGAGTACCACGATCAAATTTATCTCCTTCATGCCAATGTTCACGATGCCAGCCCTCGGTTAATTAAAAAAATGAATCGAGTAATGAAACGCACTAAAGAAAGCTTAAATGGCAATCGACCTCTCAGCGACAAACGAACTCAACGCCAAATAGAACTACAAGGAAACAAAAAGGTGATTGAACAATTTGTAAAAAATGATTGTAAAAATTACAAAAACCAAGAGATAGGGGTGGATTGCGATGACTTCTGGGTAAAATACAACCAAGAACTCAACGGCCCCGGATGCCGAGGGTGCTTTCAGCGTAAAGTTATAAAAAAATATGCGGATTTAGCTCGCGCTTATTTACTTACTCAAAAGGCTTAAATAGTACCCACCCCGAGCTAAGGACTCCGTCTTCGCATAAGGTAATTAATTTTTTCTCATACCCCTGTAATCCCGTATATTTTACATGCAAAATACTGGGGCCATCTGGATTGGATAGAGCGTCGTAAGGGGTATCGTCGGCCACAATTTCAATTCCTCCAGACCCCTTAATAACAACTTCGTCACCACATCCCGTGGCATCTAAAGAGGGAATACTCAAACGGTGTTCGGCCCAAATTTTATTCCACGATTCCCGGCAAACCGACCCTGTCGCCACATCTTGCCCGCTAATCTTTAAACTGGTTCCGAAACTTGCTTCGTCTCCATAAATCGTACCCCCACTTATAGTTAACCCAGTTATATCTGTAGCCCGAACATTAGTTGCATTTAAAGTGGCCGTGCTATGGGTCCACGTAAAGGTAGAGGATCCCCCAAAACTGCCGTTATCATTATATTGTACATAAGTATTGGATCCCCCAGGACTGGCTCCACCCCCTCCGCCACCAGTTTCTCCGGTATACCCCACCCAGAGAGCACCACCTTCAACTTTAGTTTGAATACCACTAATCCCCGAAATTCCCAAAGAATCACAACCGCTGGCTTCCAAGGTTCCATCATCTGAGGTGATTTCTGAAAAAGCATTTTCACAACCACTCCCGCTTCCACCCACACTGCCAGTAAAACTAATGCGGATATCAGGGCCCGAAGGAGTTCCGGAAACTATGGTCTCAATACCCTCCCCTCCATACACATGTAAAGTAGTGCATCCAGTGGGAAACCCCATACCTTTATCCGCGAGAAGAGCCACAAAAGTATCCTTGGCACAACCCGTGTACCCTATCCGCAATGCGTCATCTACAATGGAAACATTTATTCCAGAATGCCCCGTAACAGTTAATGTATCGCACCCGGAAGCACTCAATAGCTCGCCACCAGCACTTACTTTCGAAAAGGCAGTCTCACAACCAGTGGCGGAACAGGTTCCTTTGCAAATTTCTAAAGACGACGCACTAACTCCAGTATAATCAGGTACCGTAGAACCCGCATTAAAGAATTGATCCCATTCACTGATGCCGGCGTCCTGGTCGGAATTGTTACCGGAAAAAAAGTAAATTTCGGTCCCTGCCCCAAAAGGCCAAAGTGCAGTATTGTCCGTATCCCAAGTCGTAATATCGGATAAAGTAGCGTCAATTGATACCGTTTCCCCGTTTTTATTTATCATTGAGATGCAAGCCAAATCCCCGCTACCCCAAGTTCCCTCTACCGCGTTACCAGACAAAGTTATTTTAGCATTTCCCTCTATAAAACCTATATTGGAACCGGGGTACGCATCCGGATCGGACCCGGTATAAGTAAGATAGCTATTGCAGTCTTGGGCGTCATCGGTGTACGAAAAGACAACTTGTCCATTATCGTCAACTGTAATATTCAGCCCTCCGGATCCTGATAAAATTAAATGATCGTCACACCCCTGAGCTTCTATTGAATGCGTATTGGTGGTAATTCTTCCCCATGCAGCCCCACAACCACTTCCATCGGCCCCACCCCCGGTGGTGCCCGTATAGGCTATCCATAAAGCCCCACCTGAAACCATGGTGTGAATACCACTAATCCCCGAAATTCCCAAAGAATCACACCCTATAGCTACCAACTCTCCGTCATCCGAGGTGATTCCTGAAAAAGCGTTTTCGCAACCTCCTCCCCCGCCAGGATGAGAAATAACCAAATCATCTCCGACCCAGGCAGTAGTAACACTTCCCGCTCCTATAATATTAAAACTATCATCGCAGCCATAAGCCGTATGCGGAGTGTTGCTCTGGTCATAAACCGTTCTAAATACATTCTCACAACCACTAGTCGTGATTGAGCCTGTAATCCCGGTATAACAAATTTCTACTACGGGAGTCGCCCCGGCGGTGTTTAAACTTACATCAATTCCACTACAACCAGTAAAAAGCAACGTATTAGAACACCCCGACGCAGCCACCGTGTTGCCCGAAACACCAAATTTATTAAAAACATCCGAACAGCCAGACCCAGTGGCTGCACCCCCCGTAAGACCAGTATAGCAAATTTCTATCACCGGATACGGCACGCCGTTGGACTCTTCTCGTAAATTTACATCAATTCCGCTACACCCACTAAAAAACAACGCACCCGAACACCCCGACGCAGCCACCCAATGGGATGTACCTTCGCCTGTAACACCAAATTTATTAAATACATCCGGGCAACCTCCGGATTCGGATCCTGAAACGGTTTCCGAACCACAAGTAGCATTCAAGGGTAATACGCCCTCCTCCCCAATCCATTGCATAGTCTCCCCATCTGCACCAATGCTGTCATTAAAATATAAAACAGGATCAGTGGCTAAAGTATAGAAGTACCCCGAAATCGACCTATCTTTTCCTGTGTTAGATTCATGATCTTGGCTAGCGGACTCACAAATGCAATTAAATAAAGGATGTTTGGAATCAATACAAAGGGGGATTTTCTGCAGTCGGAGGGGCGCCCCTTTTATAGGTCTTACAGCTTCAGCTAAAGGAATGCCTCTTGATCCTTGCGCTTCACCCGGAGCCTCGTCGCCGTAATCTTCTGCATTTTCTTTACCCCAATAAGTATAATCACGATCCGTTTGGGGGTAGCCTCCTAAAAACTTTATTTTTTTAGACCCATCGCATCCCGAAAATCCGGACCAATGCTCTTTTAAATCTATATCTTTTTCGGCTCCGTTAAAGGTGGCTGCAGCACGATAATTGGCGTTTTGATCCATTTGCACTCCCCCTAATGGCATCGGATCTCCAAATGGCTTAACAGGCGCCCCTGCAATTAACCATTTTCCTGCTCCCCTTTCCCATCCTGAAATCCCTGTCCCCCACTGCGAATTAAAGTCCTCAACAGCCCCGGACCCTACATAATTTTCGGCAAATTTCCACACCTTATCGACAGTATCCCATTCGAGAGGAACTGTTCTATTATATGTATATAAATCTAAACTATTAAAATCCAGCAACAAAGGAGTTTCCGGATTAGGTTCGGCAGGAGCTTGAGTGGGAATACCTTGACCACCCCACCCTTTCACGGGAGACACCCGCACCTGATAATGTTTTAGGGGAACTGGCATAGGAGAGCCAGTGGTGTCATATATATCGGGCCAGGGTGCGCCTAACGAAAGACTGGGGGTTAAGGCATCTACGCCAAAGGCGGACCACTCCTTCCAGCCTGCCCTACCCACGCTGCCCCCCGCACTATACTGATAGGCGGCCATGTCCGAATTATTTAATGAAGGATTTCCATACAAGCCATAAGATTCACTTTGTGACTTGCACTGAAACCAGTCAAGGTAAGCATAATCATTTGGACCGCTAAGAAAACTCATGAGTAGAAAAATTTAAAATTTACATTATAATAATTACACTATTATGGACGATGATTTTTTAATAGATATGTTTTTTCGCCACGGCTGTACTGGTCCTGACGGCAGCAAGCTCCCATTGAGAAATTGTGAAAAAATTCATAAATTATATAGAGATGAAGTGGATGGAACATTTTGTAGTGGTTGCGCCATTAGAGCTATTAAAAAAAAATATGCCCAGCGTTTGAGGATTTTCCTGCAAAAAGACCGAGAGCTTAAATCGTGACCTCCCCGGTTTTTCCATAAAAAGTGGCAGTAACGCTTCGCAAAGGCAACCCCTCTAGCAAAAAAGAATTTATGGCACCAGTAGTTCGGGTGCAATTCGTATTAGTAAGGACACCATTAACAAAATACGTATGATAATCCGGGAAAACAGTACCGCTTATCTCCACGGCGGAATTTTTATAACTAAAAAAATAATTATTTTCTTCACCCTCTGAAAAATACTGTAATCTTAGTGGGGTTATGCCGGTTTCATAATCGGCATTAATAATATTATCATATGCATTCTGCGAGAATGTTGTCGTACCGGCACGGATCATGCCAGTTTCTTCGTCATAGTCTTCTTCT